CTACGATCGGTTCTTATTGTACTTAATTTTATATGGGTGTGTATTTAGGAAAATCTACTACGATCCGATTACAGGTAAGCCATTGAGCCGGTTTATCATGCCTGAGGATTTTTTATTTGATAATAACTGCTCAAGTATTACCGAATCAAATCGTCTAACTCATATTAGATACCTCTCTAAAAGAGAAATCCTTTTTAACATGCAAAGCGGGATATTTTCAAAAGTTGATCTTGATTACTTAGATAGCGTAGGTAGCAGCGACGGGGAAGAATCAACAGACGACTCTAAAGCAAAACAGGTAGACCCAACAAATTCCCGTTTTCCTTTTTATGAGACGCACGAATATCTGGTTTTGAATGATTTTTTTGACAATAACAATGCATCTGAGGACTATAGTATACCATTACCTTATGTTATTACCAGATGCGGCAGCAGTAATCAGATCGTATCACTTACACCAAACTGGGATGAAAACGATCCAACTAAAACAAGGATTAACTGCTTTATTCATTATAATTTATTCCCCGGGTTTGATGTTTTTGGACTGGGGCTTGCTCAAATACTTGGCTCTAATTCAAAGAGCTTAACTTCCATGCAGCAAATGGCGATTGACGCAGCTATTTTCCAGAATTTCCCGGGAGGGATGAAGGCTAAGGGAATAAAAACTACTAATAATGATTTGAATATATTACCTGGTCAATTCGTAACTGTTGAAACAGGGAATTTGTCCTTGCGTGATTCAATCATGCCGCTTCCTTATAATGGACCTTCGCCAGCTTTGCTTGAATATATTAACCGGATAACTGCTCAGACACAGGAACTAGCGTCCGCAACAGAGATGGGACTTACTGAAAATAATCAGAATACGCCTGTCGGTACTACGATTGCCTTGCTTGAAGTATCCAATCGGATGCAATCGGCAATAATGAGAACAGTCCATAGTAGCTTTAGCACCGAGCTACAGCTCTTTTATAAAATGTTCAATCTTAGCACGCTACCTCTAGATAAAGAGAGTTTAAAGGTCATTCCCGTATCTGATCCTTCTGTTGAATCTTCTACGCAGAGAATAATCAAGGCAGAAAGTATTTTAAAGTTAGCTAGCAGTAGCCCTGAGCTACATAACATGCGAGAAGTATATTTAAAAGTATATCAAGCCCTAGGGATTAAGGACATTGATAAGATACTCCTTCCCGAACCAGCACCGCAAGAACAGCAGGAACAACAACCTATAGACCCTGCTCTACAGGTACAGATTGCTGATATTGAGCAGCGAAAACTTGAAGTAGAGTCCAAAGAACGGCTAGCTCACTTAAATATTGAAGCTGACGGCTATAAGACGCAAATGAGTATCGAGCTCGATAAGGAAAAACTGGAACAAGAGAAGTATTTGGCTGAATTAAAAGTTAATGAACAACAACAACTTGCCGAGCAGAAATATCAAATTGAACTTTTAAAGCTCCAGTTAAACGAGAAGGAAAAAGTAATAGATACGTTAACCAAGGAACAGGAAATGAGTACTAAGAACGAGCTTGAATTACTAAAGCTGGAATACAAAGCAAAAGAAGCTGAGTTAAAGGCACAAGTAGAAGCTCTAAGATCAGAACTATCATCCACACCAGAAAAAGAGGAGGTCATTTATGGATAGACAAAAAAGAGAAATAGCTTTGCACAAAATGCAAGAGAGAGCAAGAGAAAAGGAAACAAGCTGTAATAAGTATGCTGCCGGTGGAGCGGCTAAAATTAGAAAAGACGTAGCTACCAAGAGCGGAGCGGCAGTAAAACCTAGAAATATGGGAAGGAGCAGTAAATGATTGGAATGAACCGAAATAACATTTATAGCCGAGGTTCTTTTACCTCCGGCTTTATAGGAAGTATTGAGTCTGAAATTGATAGATACAGGCGTATTTTATGTAATCCGGCATCAATTTCTACGCTAGAGGATTACAAATATCATGTGGGATTAATTGAGGGGCTTGAGAGTTCCCTTGAACTCTTTAACAGGCACATAATAGAGGTAAATAACAATGACTAACTGTGAAATAACCAATTACAAACCGGAAGATTTTAAAACCAAAGGAATTGATCTCCAAAGCTTTAATAAGGAGGTAATGATTGAAAGATTTAAGGAAGTATCGGTTACCGGCATTAACGTCTTAATTCTTATTTACAAACCTCCTGTTGAAGAAGTTACAAGAGGCGGAGTTATTATTCCGCAAACGGCCGTAAAGGATGACCTGGAATATAACTCAATGGTCGGGATGGTATTAAAGCTGGGCCCCGATAGTTATAAGGGCGATCAGTTTCCAAGCGGCCCTTACGTCAAAGCCGGAGACTGGGTCATATTCCCGCGTGGTTCATCATTGCAGTCAAAATATGAGGGTGAACCGATAATTATGGTAGAGGATTTTAAAATCAAGCTGCTAGTCGATAATCCATCAAAAGTATCAAGGTAAGAATATGTTTAAAATAGATATTGAAAATACAAGCGACTTAAACGCTGCTATTCCACCTTTAAAAGAAGTAGCCGAAAATAAAGATTCAAAGAATGAAGCTAGCGAGGCAGAAGTAGAAACTAAAGACTTAGGGCAAGATACTCAAGGTGTAGATAGTAGCGATGATAAAAGCGATATTTCCGCAGATGTTTCCGAAAAAGAAGAAAAGCCTACTAAAACCTCTGCTCCTGACAAAGACAAGGAAAAATACTGGTCTAAATTAAAAAAAGAACGTGAAGAAAAGGTAAAGCTTGCTGAGCAATTAGAGCAGTTACAGCAAGAAAAACTACAAATGGAACAAATGCTCAGCCAAGCTATTAATACCGGTTCTACCCATTATAAGAACAATGTTGCCAGCGAACTTGAAATGGCTCAGGCACGGCTTCAATTAGCACTGGAAAACGGGGATGCTGCTGGAGTTAGCAGAGCTACTGCGGATATTTCAAAGGCGACTCATGCCTTGAATGAGGCATCTAGAATCGCCAGTTTTCCTAAAGAAGAATACTCACAAGAGCATCTAAATCAGATTAGGGCAAGGGAATATGAAGATAGGTTATATAGCTGGCTTGAAAGTAATCCTGAAGTAGATAGAAACGCCCCTGAGTATGATGAGAAGCTAGCGACCTCAGTATTATCCTTTATTACTAAACTGGATCGTAAATACCAAAGTGGAGGAAAAGAACATCTAATAGGCTCTGGTAGTTATTACGGCATGATTGATGATTATATTGATAATTTAAAAATGCAGGATACTTCCTCAGCCATGATTCCTGCTAAACATTTTGGAGCAGTTCGCAGTCGCGCTCCACGAGAATCAATACCTGATCCAAAAACAAGGGAATTAAGCGATAGAGAGAAAAAGGCAGCTCTTGCTTTTGGTATGTCTTACGAGAGGTACCGGGAGCTTCTAGATCAACGTAACAAAGAAATGAGGTCAAAAAATGGCAATTAAATATAAACAAGACAAAAATAATGAATTTCTATCTATTAATAGAGATATCAGGGAGCATGAACTTGAAGGAAGTGATTTTGATTTGATGCTCACCGATTCAACCTGTCCTTTTAAAGCTTTAATCGATGAAATAATGCAACCGGGCGAGGAATATTATTTTGCTTATAATAATCCTGAGCGCATTAACAGGTTACTGGCAAAAAAGTGGTATGTCGTATCTCCTGATAGGCTTAAAAACAAACGTACTTATAGAGGAGACTTAAGATCGGAAAATGATTGTATTACTACCGGTGATACTATTGTTTTAGCACGTGATGAACGCTACGGGCTAAAAGAGCAGCAATATTATGAACAAAAAGCCGTAAGAGTAATGCGAGATACTTTGCAAAAAGTACAGACCGATATTTACAATCCGGTCATGCCGTTTTCTGATAGAGCAATGTAGAAGAATATCATGTCATATTCTAAAATCATACTAGATAGCGATATTAAACTATCCTGGCCTTATCCCCGCACTGAAGGGGAGATTGCTAGTGACATTAATAATGTTATCTCTGAGAGTGATACCTATACTATTACTCTCCCACCTGCAAATACTGTAGAAACCGGTACTAGCTTGTTGTTTAATAATGTCGGGAGCTGTGATTTTACTTTGTTAGATAATGCAGGTAACCCGATTGGAACTGTACTAGTTCCTGGGGAAGTTAGGCAGATATATTTAACCGAGAATTTAACCGTTGCAGGAAGTTGGAATGTAATACCTTTTGGTGGGGGAACAAGTGGAATTATTACGTTTTCAGCGGAATCGGATAATAATTCATTAAATATTACAAATTCAACTGTTACTCCTCCGACCGGTAACATTATTTTTAAAATTGCCGATTCGTTGAATAATTTAAATAACCTGGCTACTCAGGTACAGAATGGGTTTTTAGTAATAACCGGTAATACTCCATTAAGTTTTGTAACTCGAAAGATAGGAGGCGGCACCAATATAAATGTACAAAGCGGTGATGGGGAAACAAATGATGTAATTATTAATTTAGCCGATTCTCTAGTAGGATTATCCAGTATTAATGTAGGTAATCTCTTAATCTCGGTAAATACGATTACCACGGCAAGCGGGAGTGAGGATATTAACCTCGCTACTGTAGATGATGGAGTAATCAATTTAAACAGTACTCAAATTGATAATATCGGTAATATGACAATACCGGGGAAGATTATAAATCCTGCTACTGCTAAGGCTTATTGTTTCTTTTACGATAATAATGCCCCGACTAATAATATCCAGATAGAGAGCAGCTTTAATATAGCCTCGGTTAGCGGAGCGCAAGGGTCATATGTTATAACGTTTGCTACTCCTTTTCCTGATGGTAATTATTTAGTATTACCGGCATTAGCACGCGGAACGGAGGTCATAGCGCCGTTTCAGGTGTTCTTTAGGTCTAGATCTGCTACTGAATTTATTATTTTTACAACCGACACACTCGGTAATTTGCTTCCCGTACTTGATGGCGTATCCGTAGTGGTATTTGGTAATTAAAGGCTTGAAGATATATAAGCTAAATCTAAAAATAGTAGCACGATTTGCAAAAGTAACAGTATTTTTGCTATAATACAATTAGGTAAAAAAAGTCATAACCGGGCTTAAAAAGGTTTCCGTCATTGCTAGACGTTAAAAGGCGTAGTTTGTAGCTAAATCTTTTTCTAAAAAAGCTACCTCTGTCATCGCAAGACACAAAAAGGCTAGTTTTGAAACTTATCTATAACAAAGTTTATCGTCATAACTAGACGTTAAAAGGTCTCCTGAGCTTGAATTAGCTTATCTTTTTTTAAATTTAAAATATTTACGTTTTTTAATAATTAACAATATATGAGGAAATTATGTCTAACGGCATTAATAGACCTTATGGTTTGGAAGTAGTTCAGTCTCAAATAGGAAACGGCGGAACACAAAAACTAGGTCAATATTTTATTTACGCATCCGCTGACGGCTTAACTACGCAGCCAAACAGTATTTTTCAGGGTGATCCAGTTAAATTTGTAAGTGCCCCAGGCCTTGCTGTCATGGCAGGAACAATCGCACCACAAAAGTTATCAGCTCCAACAAACGGAACACAGGTACAAGCTGTTGCAACGGCAGATGCAGACGCTTTCCTTGGGGTGTTTATAAGCTGTGCTTATACTGATGCGAGTACCGGTATACTTGTAGAGTCTGATTACTGGCCAGGCGGTAGAGCGGTAAAAGCCGGCACACCTATTATTGCATATGTTAATGATGATCCAATGGCAGTATTTAGAGTTCAAGTATCAAGTTCTCTTGCAGCTGCAACAGGAATTACTTTTTTAGCAACCGGGCTTGGTCTTAATGCCAATTTATCAGTGGCAGGAATAACCTTCACGGATGCTACTGCTATCGCAGGTGGTCAAAACCCACGTACTGGTAGCAACGTATATGGTTCTGTTTACTATCTCGACGGTTCAACTTACTCAGCTACTACAGCTACCTTAGACGTAAAAATTATTGGAATTGATCCGGTAATTACCGGCAGTAGCAATCCTACAGGATTAGTACCGGGAGTAAATATGCCGTTTACTAACCTACTAGTTAAGTTTAACAAGCACATGTATGGCTCAAGCGGCGTAGCAGGTCCAACAGCCGGAGCATAGGAGTATAAGGTTATGTCCATAATAACAAGCGGTAATATGCCGTCTCTTTTAAAGGAAGGGTTATATCTACCGAAAGAGAAGAAGAAAACACCTGTTAAGGCAGGATCAATAAAGAAAACTAAAAATAAAGGTAATTAATTATGTCTATTATAACAACCGGTGATATTCCAAGTCTGCTTTGGCCGGGTCTTTATGAGGTAAAATCTCAGTATGATCGGTTTAAAGGGGAATATACCAAAATCTATGAACAGGCTAATTCTGTCAAACATACTGAGAGGATGGTTGATATTAGAGGCACTGGCTATGCACTTGAGAAAACCCAAGGCGCTCCTATTAAAATGGATAGCATGGCTGAGAGGTTTATTTATGAATTTGTCCACCGGGAATTTGCCCTCGGTTTTCAGATTACCAATATTGCCATGGAAGATGATCTTTATGCCGATCAGTTCTTTAATGGGACTAAATCGCTTACTACTTCCTATGAACAAACCAGAGAAGTAGTAGCAATGAATCCTTTTAACCAGGCGTTTAACGTAGCAGCAACGCAAAGTAACGGACAACCTCTCTGCTCCGGTTCTCAGCCTTATGACGGCGGTGTTTATTCTAACCGCGTCGGGGCATATAACGGCGTTAATGTTAATGTCGACTTTAGTGAAGCAGGCGTTGAACAGGCAGTAATACTAGCGGGTAAAATGAAAGATCAAGCAGGATTGCTAATTAATGCTCAAATTGAGAGATTGTTACTGCCGCAAGACTTAATGTTCTCAGGTTGCAGGTTACTTGAATCTGTATTTAGAACAGGAACGGCTAATAACGATATAAACGCACTTTATAACATGAAAGCTATTCCGCAAGGTTATGAAGTAAGCCATTTCTTAACAAGTCCTAGCAACTGGTTTGGATTAACTAACGTCAAGGGAACTCGTAAGCATTTCGTAAGACGACCTCTTAAAGTTAACGTAACAACTGATCCTGTAACTGAAACCATGTCAGTACTTGCATCCGGTCGTTATTCTTTTGGTATGTTTACGCCTCGTGGTGTAATTGGCGCAACGGGATCAACAGCTTAAAGATTAATTAAGAAAATTAAAATCAGGAAAAATTATGTCTCAATTTTATGAATATAATTGGCCGGCTGCCATAGCAAACGGAATATCGCTTTTTCAAACACTAACTGCAAATATTCCGCTGCTGTTAAACGGTTCTTATGTTAACAAAACTACAAAAGCAGTTAACTTTGTTGGTGATTTTGGTATTGTTCCAAGAATTACGCTTAATTCAGCTGCCAATCTTTCTGGGATTAATTTTCTTATTACGGGTTATCAGAATGGGGTTTTTATTAGTGAAACCTTAACCGGGCCAAATGCAAATACAGTTACAAGCGTCAACTGCTTTGATACTCTAACGCAGATAATTCCAACTGGCACTACAGGCTCTACCGTTCAAGTCGGCGTTGCTTCTGTTGGATATTTCCCAATGATTCTATTAAATACTGCCTTAATTAATACTTCTTCTATAAACTATGCCTTAAATATCGTAGCAGCACCGGCTAATCCTGCTACTTATCAGGTATTTTTATCGCTAAAGAATAATTTAGGTCTAGGGAAATACGATGATTTAACGTCAGCCGCTAACGGTAATTTTGCAGCTCCGGCCGCTGCTGCTACGGCATCTGCATTACTACAGTATAATTCTTTAGCTGCCAACTTACTCATTAAAATTGGCCCTAATAATAATGGCTCGGTTCTTAAAGTTCAATTCCTGCAATTGTAAGTAAAGAGGGAAGTAAAATGCCGGCAACTAGCGGAAGTTATAGCTTTAGTAACATAAAAGGAGAGCTGATTATCAGAAAGGCTTACGAGTTAATCGGCATGCCTCTGAGCATGGTAACTGCCGAGCAATATAATTCAGCACTTAATATTATCAATTTTATTTTAAGCGATTGGGCTAACTCCAATGTTAACTTATGGACATTAAAACTCGAGTCCGTGTTTTTAACTCCGGGGCAAGCATCCTACCCTTTGCCGAGCAATATTACTAAAATATTTCAAGTATTCTTGCGAGGCAACGTAAGACAGAATTTTGGTGGCACTCCTAGTAACGATGGTTATGGAGGAATTGCTGCTTATGCATTTGATGGTAACCCCTTGACAAGATGCACACAAACCCAGCAGAATGGTAGTATTTCTTATGATTATGGAGAAGGGGTAACAAAGCAAATCAGCATTATTGGCATTCAAAGTTATGTTTCTAATCGTCCATATAGCTTGGTTTTAGAAGCCTCACAAGATACGATAAATTGGTTTACTGTTTTTACTTGCCCTACCCTTTATCCATACAAAGCGCACGTAATTTCATGGTTTTATGTATCTGATCCAATTTACGCAAGGGCATATAGAATTAGAGAAACAGGAGGGTATACACTCGACATTGAAGAACTTTATTTTAATAGTATAAGCCAGGATACTACCATGAGCGAGGTATCCAGATATGAATATCTCACCTATCCAAATAAATCGCAAATCGGCAGGCCTACCATTTACTATGTTGATTACCAGCGAACTCCCTCTCTGTATATATGGCAGACTGCTGCTCCAATGTATAATTTAATAATGTATAGCGGTCAAAGCAGTATAGAAACGTTAGAGAATTATACGCAAGGAATTGATATTCCGGCATATTTTTATACTCCTCTAATATATGGGTTAGCCAGCATGCTGGCAGCACAATATGCCCCTGAAAAAGAAGAAGGTTTAAAAATGAGATATCAGGAAACGTTGAGTCCGGCAGTAATTAATAATACGACAGAAGTACCTCTTAAACTGGAGGTATATGGCAACTAGTTTAAAGAACACTCCTGTAAATACGCAAATGGGAGATTACGTTAGAAAGGACGTAATTGAACCTATTGGAACTTGCGATTATTCAGGGTTTCCTTTTAGCAGGTCTGATCTGGTTAAGCAATATGAATGGCGCGGTAATCAGTTAGTCTGGACGGGAGCAATAGTCGGGCGTCCTTTTGTTGATGAGCCAAACGAGCAGAATCGGCCACCGCAAATAAAAGGAGATCCGAAAGCCCTGCAGAATCCTCGCCCATTTGGAATAGAGACGCCTCAAGGCCCTGAGGCAATCGGTAATAGTTCGCCTGTTATTTTAGGAAATATCAACTTTACAAGTGATGATATACCTCCTGTTTTACCTGATTTTGCCGGTCAGAGTGTTAGTAATATGGACGAGAGAGAGCGTTTAGAATCATTGCATCAAATTAAGTTCTAAAGTAATGGCTAATAATTTTAATCCTGGTTTTGATAGAGAAAAGGCAGCTTTTATAGCACTAGCTAATAGAGGCGAAGGACTCGCCCCAATTAACTATTTATATGCAAAAGAGGCTAGTTTTGAAAGTATTTTGTCTCCTGTTATTACCGGCGGTACTGCTGAGCTTTATACAATATATGCAAGCAACATTAACTCTGCCAATATCACTAATACTGAAGATATTATTACTAATAGGCTAAAGTGGAGTAATCCCTTTAATGATTATTATGTCGGTTTTACTGCGGGTAATTTAACTCAAAACACTATCTGGAGATTACCGCTGCAGGATGGAACTGACGGGCAGGTACTAGCAACAAACGGCACCGGTGTCCTATCATTTATAGATACCGGCGGAGGATCAGCACCAAAAGATGCGACATATATCTTGCAACAACCAAGTTCTGACCTTCCAAACGCTCAAGCCTTAAATCAGCTAAATAATGGTTTAATGAAAAACAAAGATGGCGTTATACAAATTGCCGTTCCTGGAGAAGATTATTTAAGTACTACCCTCCCCTCAGGTCAATTATTCATAGGTAATAGCTCAAATATCGCAACTGCGCAGCAAACCATAGCTGTTCAAAATTTACCCTCCTTAACTGATGGAAGAGTCTGGCAAGGGGACGCAGCAAACAGACCGGTAGAAGTCCGGTTAAACCTTGCTCCAACCGATGCTACTTACATCATAAAAACTCCGAATGTCAATTTACCTGAGGCACAGGTTTTAGAGGAGCTGGGGATAGGAATGGCCAAGATTGTTGCCGGCGGGGCCTTTGCAATTGCGGTTGCCGGTGAGGATTATGCTACAACCGAGCAATTGGAAGAAATAAAGCAACAATGCCAGGAGTACGCAGAGCAAGCTGCTGCTTCAGCGGAAGAAGCAGCAACCTCAGCCGGCGAGGCGGCAACGAGTGCTGGGGAAGCCACTGCATCGGCGGCAGAAGCTACGGGAGCAGCAGGTGAAGCCACCGCTGCCGCAGGCGAAGCTAGTGCTTCAGCAGGGGCAGCAGGAATATCGGCCGGAGCTGCAGCTGCTTCGGCATTTGCCGCCGGAATCTCAGCAGGCAGCGCTTCAAGCTCTGCATCTGATGCTTCCTCTAGTGCCTCTGATGCTAGCCATTCTGCAAGTAGCGCAAGTGGATCGGCAACTAATGCAGCAAATAGTGCTACCCAGGCTCAAGGTTATTTGACCACACTTTTAAATACCGGATTAACTCTGCAGGGAGACGTAAACGGTAGTGGGTTATTAAGTACGCCGATTGTTACCGCATTTAAACCTAATCCGGTATTTAGCGGTAATGGCTCAATGACTATGCCTGCAGGTAACAGCATGCAAAGACCGACTACCCTAACCCCCGGAATGATCAGGTTTAACACTTCACTTTGATTTTATGGTAAAATTTATTAAGAAAATAAGAGATAAAACATGAGCGATAACTTAAATGACCGGAATTTAAAAGCACCGTTACCGACATCTACCGGTAAACCGGAAATTACCGACGGGACAAACTGGTTTACCCTTGCTACTGAAAACTGGGTTTTAAACACTATAGCAAATATACCGCCGGCTCTGGTAGCTACAACAGCTAATTTAACGGCAAGCTATGCTAACGGCACGAGCGGAGTTGGAGCAACCCTTACTAATTCGGGAACGCAAAGCGAGCTTGTTATTGACGGAGTTACTTTAGCTGCAGGTAACAGGGTTTTAGTTAAAGATCAAACGGCTAGCATGCAAAACGGAATATATACGGTAACTAATATCGGCTCTGTTACTGCAAACTGGGTATTAACAAGAGCTACCGACTTTGATTCCCCGTCTCAAATGGTTAGAGGTAAGGTTATTGACGTAATAAGCGGGATGGTAAATTCCGTAACTGCATGGATGCTAACCTCAATTGTTACAACCGTCGGGACGGATAGCATTATCTTCGCCAAATTATCACAAAATGGAATTATGGGAGTTCAGGGTACTACTGATCAAATCGTTGTAACGGTTAACGGTAACGTAGCTACCGTCAGTATTGCCGCTAACCCTATTATTCCGGGCAATGCAGGTATTACCATTCCTGGCGGAACAACTACGCAGCGTCCTACAAATCCGGTAGCCGGAACTCTTAGATTTAACACGGAAATTTAGAAATGAAAAAAATAAAAAACATTAAATTAAATCCCAAAGTAGCAGCAACTCAAACCTCCAGGCTAGAATTTTATAACGGTTTAACATGGCAAATACTGACAGACAAAGATTATGTAGACAATAAATCTTTGCAAACATGCTGGGATTTATTAAACGATAATACGGAGGTAATATGGCAACCACTGTAATTGTTGGAGGGATAACACCGGATTTAAAGATTCTAGGGGATACTCAAAAGTTTTTGTTTGAGCAACCAAACGGTACTTTTAGGCTAGCAAATGCTACTACACCTCTAGATTCTAACCCTGTCAACCTTAATCTGGATTTTTTAAACATTGACGAGAAAGGCTATAGAGTTGGATTTTATTCTGATTCTACCAATACTAGCGGGATGTTTCATTTAAGTTCCCTGCAATATCAACAAAGTCAACAAAATTCCGGTATTATCGGCACTAAGTTAATGACTTTTAATGAAAACGATTCAGACCAATTTTTATTTTATAAAAACCTGGATGTTAACGGCAATAAAATTATTAATGTTCCGAGCCCCGTAAATAACAACGATGCTTCCAATAAAGCTTATATCGATAGTAAAGTTTTCGATATTAACACAAATACTAGCGGTCAATTAAATATCAATCGTTTAAACGGCTATCCGGCAAATGGAGCTCTATTTTTAAACGGCAACGGTACCTGGGAAAATCCTCGTCAGTTCACTACCGATGCGTCAAGTGTTACCAATTCCGGAGGATTTATTGTTAATAATACTAATCCGGCAGCTATAGCTGCGGGTCTTATTGTAGAGAATAATAGCGCCTTAGCAGCACAATTCGGCTTTAATAATAGTACCAATGAGGCATATGTTTGGGCTAACGGCAGTGCTACATTAAAATTCGGTACTGCCGGTGTTAAAAGGATAGATATTGCCGGTAATAGCGGTAAAACTTCATTTTACGACCCTTCTTATAATTGCTATATTCGCCCTGCTAGTAACTATTTGGATATGAGAGGACTAAACGTCTATAACTCGATTACCTCAACCATTATAGAAACCAATGCTGGTAGCGAGACTTCTTCTATTGTGATAAACGGCGATTTTATGCAGTTTATCAATCCAATGGATACCTTGGGATTTATCTTTACCGATGAAGATAACGCAAGCATGACCAGTTATGTCGCTTATATTAACACCTCCGGACAAATCGTGCCTTGCTCTAAAGAAAAAAAACATAGCATACGTAAAAAAGAGCATAAAGATTACCTTCAAAGGCTTAATAAACTAAACATTTATTCCTATGGCCTAAAGTATCAAATTAATAACAGTGACTCCGTTAAAAAAAGAATGCGGAAACAGCTTAAAATGAACGAATTGCAAATAGGAGTCATAGCCGAAGAAGTCGCAGAGATTTTTGATAATGCTACTAACCTATATAAACCGCTGGATTTATCAAAAAAACAAAAACCGTCCCATATACCTTCACTAGGTGTGAATTATAACACCCTTCTTTGCTACGCTATTCTAGCCATTCAGGAGTTAACTGGAAAAGTAAATATTCTGGAACAGAAACTTAAAGGTTTATAACAATTTATTAATAACAATTAGGAGAATTACAATGAATACGGCTCTAAAAGACATAAGCAGTAACTTAAATTACTTAAAATTAATTACCAGTACCCAAGTCGATCTATCCTATTTTAACAGCCTTGCAAGTAGCGTCTTTAGCGACCTGAGTATATATGCGAGTATACAATCGGATGTTCAGTTCATTAATCAGATTGGGGGACAGCTTTTTAACTATTTTAGCGCCTCAGACCCAAATACTCAGAAAATATGGTATGTAGCATTAAAATCAGGTTTAACTCAGTCAATTAATGATGCCAATAACTTAATTAGCAAGATTCCGCAAGAAGACCCTAAAGGAGCTGATTTAACAGTAATCCTTAATGTTTTTATCGCAGACTGTCAGGCTATTTGTAAAATCATACCGCTTGATCAGAATCAGGTAGCGGGCGCAGCAGCGGAAGAATTGAATTAGTTAATAGAAATTAAAAGATAAATGAGTAGCAAAGTTTATAGGGTTCTTTCTTTTGACGGCGGCGGCATGAAAGGACTATTTTCTGCTTATTTCATGAAACAGTTCTGCCGGGATGCTGGTATTCCGGGAAATAAGATTTATGAATACTTTGATATAATCAGCGGAACGAGTATCGGCGGTATTTGTGGCCTAGCATACGCAAGCGGTTATAGTCCCGATGATATGATCGAGCTATTTCTAGCCCAGCAGAATCCTTTAAATGACGGTAGTTATAATCAAAGCAGCATCTTTTATCCGGCAGTTTCAACTCTACAGAAAATAAATACCATCCTATACGGCGACCAGACATGGTATCAGAATACCAATTTAAAAACCCTGCTAAATACAAAATTCGGGCAAAGTAGAATGTTTCAGCTAAAGACCAATGTATTAATTACCAGTGTTGAAATATATACAACGCAAATACCCGATGTCGGCACTGATATTAAGGCCTATCGTCCGGTATTATATTCCAATATGGGCTTTAGCGGACTTGAAGGTCAAAATTACCTGGTACAGGACGTAGCTTTATCAACAAGTGCCGCTCCCATTTATTTTCCGGCAGTAAATATTCCGGAAGTTACAACGCCAAATTCTAAATTCATTGACGGAGGTGTATTCCAGAATAACCCAAGCGCTTTAGAATATGCTTTAGGTAATGCTCTTAACCCTTCAACCGATCGTATTTGTGTTTTATCGGTCGGTACTGGTCTTGGTACAATTGGCTTATTTGATCCCGTACCCGTGCCTCCTCCCGCCGCTATCAAAAAGTATTTAAATGAATTTAGAGAGTTTCTGCTATTACAGAAGAATTATACGACAAAAAGAGCAGAAGAAATCGTTAATTCAATCATTCCTGATTTCAATAATATCTATCTGTTACTTGATTTAATATCTCTAGGAATAGGCGGGCCGCAAGAAGCAATAAACAAGATGCTAACCTGGCTATCCTTGTATGGAGCTAAAATAAGTAATAAGGATTTATTCTATTATCGTTTTAATACGATTTATGATCCTGGCGAAGATACAGAGCTTGATAGCACTACTGCTGATTTTCTAAGTTATATAAAAACTGCAGCAGAGCAGCAATATCAACGGGACGCTTTAAAGATTCAGGCTTTTATTCAGAAGCTGAAATATTAAATTGGCACGCATAGGTACAGCAAAATTATATGATTTTTAAGAGCTATAGATACTTGTATGTTATAATAAAAAGGAAAAAGGCAATATATATGGCAGATTTATCAAATATTACCGCTCTAAGCGGTCTTACTATTACCAGTGATCAAACCACGGGGACTAACAATCCTAATGCTACCTTTGCCGTTAGCAATGTTACTACCGCTCAGAGAGATTTATTACAAAACGTTACTCCTTACATAGTAAATGGAGCAACAGTTAGAATAAAGGAAGGGACTATCATTTTTAATATCAGCGTTGATAAATTACAAATGTTTAGAAATGGGGGTTGGGAAAGTGTTACAACAAATATAAGTACCGCTTCCGGAGTCGGTTTATCTTCATCACCTTTTTCCATTCCGTCCGGCACGAGAGCAGCTGTTGAGGTAGCCGCTAATCAGGTAAACGGGTTTATATATAATGATACAACCAATAACCAGGTCAGAGGATATATTAATACCCAGTGGATGACTCTATTTACCGTTGCTACGACTGCCACCGGAGTCGGCCTTACCAACGGAGCACCTTTTGTATATCCGTCCGGACCAAGGGGAAACGTTGAAGTAGCTGCCAACCAGGTAAATGGGTTCACTTATTTTGATGTTACCAACACAGTCCTTAGAACCTATAAAAATGCCTGGCAGACAATTACCTCAGCTTAAAAAACTATTAGCAAATGAATTATACTACTCTTATTGCTCAGATAATAGCTTATGCCAATAGAGGAGGTAGCATTGAATTTGCTGCTTCCATCCCCTATTTTATTGAGATGGGACAGCAGAAAATCTGGAAAGAGCTGAATACCACAGGTTTTCAAAAGGCATTTGACGGTCAGTTTCAGGCAAATAATGCTAATATCTCAAAACCTCCCGATTGGCAGGAAACTATTTCCTTAAGCTATGGAACGCCTGAATCCCTATTTACTAATAATGTAATTTTATTTCCAAGAAGTTATGAGTTTTGCATAAATTATTGGCCAAATGTCGATACCGCTACTATTGATAATCCACCGCTATTTTATGCCGATAAAATACAACCGAATACTAAGCCTTATGATAGAATTTTTATAAGCCCAACTCCTGCTCAAAATAATGTTTATCGGTTAATATATAATGGGCGACCCGACTTAATTACAAATGAGAATCAAACAAACATACTAACAGACTACTACCCTGATCTTCTATTTTATGCCGCCTTTTTAGAGGCTCTTATTTATTTAAAGGATGATCAGAGAATGCCTGTCTATACAAAATTATATCAGGAAAGCTTAACGTCTGCTAATAATTTGACCAAAGATCGTTACATCGATCGCAGCGTAAAAAGAGATGTAGGGTAATTTATGGCCACGCAAAAACAGATGTTTCCTATTACCTATAAGCCTGGAATACTTCGTGACGGTTCCCCCTTCCAGGGAAGTTACTGCACACAGGGGCAATGGGTCAGGTTTTTTAGAGGTCAGCCTCAGAATATCGGTGGAATAAGAAACTATGTAATATCTATAAATGCAGTACCGGCATATTTTCCGCCAAGTTCTACCCCAACCGCAGCTCTTATATACTATGATAGTACTGGACAGAAACATATTTTTGTCGGTGTTTCCCTTGTTACTCAGCAACATAAATATAGCCTAATAGATGTTACTTATGATGCCGCCGGCGCTCAAACCGCAGTTTATTTTACAAAATTTCCTAACCCGACAAATACTCTTACCCAATTTGTAGTAGTAACGAGCATTATTAATGCTATTCCAACAAAGGTAATATTGTGTTTAGGGATGAAAAACTACACAGATATTAACAGTAGTGAAGCAATAAGCGCTATTTTTATGAAAAGGGAAATTGCAGTAGAAAATACAGCTTTCTATAAAACAACTTTCCCTGATTTTGTTTATCAGGAAGCAACAGGTGGAATGCTCTACGCGGGAAGTAGATTATTTTATTACGGCAATAACGGACTTGTTAGATGGTCATCAGTAGCACAGGAAAAATTCGGTAAGAAGACAAAGTTAAAACTCCCATTCCTGTTTTTTGAAGATAAATATTCCATCAATATTAGCACCGATAAAGTGATTTATGGCGCAGAATGGCGGGGAGGAGCAAACTCGCCGACTATAATCTTCTGGACACTCAGCTCCGTTGTTCTTATTACCAATACTACAGGTAGCAATAATCAGGTGATTGATGATCCTGATGACCTTTCTTTTAGCAAAAAGGTATTATCAAGAGATAGCTCCATTTTATCTTCAAATAGCGTAGTTGAATATGACGGAATATTCTACTGGCCCGGAACGCAAAGGTTTTTTGTATTCAACGGCGTAGTGCTTCCGCTTGAGAATAATCTCAATCGTCAGACTTTTTTTGATACTATTGATATGAGTAAGCGCCAGAGGGTCTTTGGCGTCAAAAACGTAAGCAGAGATGAAATATGGTGGTTCTATCCTGAAAAGGGGAAAGATGCTAACGTTGGATGCACCAGAGCCGTTATTTACAATGTTGTAGATAATACCTGGTATGATACCGGCATTGAACGGGCAGCAGGTTATTTTGATAATACCGACGGTAATATGTACACTGTAGGCAAGAATTTAGTACCTTATCTTAATGATACCAATAGTTATATATGGCAACACGAAGTCGAAAGCGACCAGGTCAATCTTTATAAGGATGTAGATCAGCAGGTTAAAGCTATTCCTTCCTTCTTTACCACGCCTATAATTTCTTATGCTACCTTTAATCCACAAAAACAGGTAGCGGGAATTGATTACAACATAGCTATAGAGAGGATAGAGCCCAATATTGTTGGAACAAAAAAAATAAAAATGACTGTTAGCATCAATACATATGAATATCCCACAAGTACTCCCGTAACGGCCACTTATAACCTGACTGAGGACGGAGAACTGAATAATATTATTAGACCTGCTATTAATGAACGGAGATCCGGAAGAAACATTAATTTTACTTTTAAATCGGAAGGTATCGGTTCCGGTTATCAGATGGGAACTACCTTTGTTTTAGCTGAAATAGATGACGGGCGGCCATGATTAGCGTTTATCCTAAATATATTAGCGTTAAATACTGGGCAGCTACGGTCTGCGATGATTACTCGGATTTCCCTCTTCCCATTCTCCATGATGAAACGAAATGGGCAGCATGGGCACAAAACTTAATCGGTACCGAGCCATTTATGATTGCCGGAGTACCAAGTCCCTATAAAGACGTTCGTAAAAAGGATGGAGAACTTGCCTTTAAAAACTGGGAAGAATGGGCAAAAAAAGCCTATTTGGTAATGCTATCGCAGGATAATAATAATTCATTATAAGCTTCTTCATCTTCGAAAGATGACCACTCAACAAGGACATTTAATAAAGAATCCAAATATTCATAATCCATATAAGATAATTTATTTCAGTAAAAATAATTAAAAACCTAATTCACTATGAGAACCAAGACGAATCAACTCTAAAACATTATCATTAATTTTTCTATAAATTAGCACTAGATCAGGTTTGATATGACAATCCCTACAATCCTTAAAATTGCCGTTAAGAGGATGATCATGCATGCGTTGCGGTAGTGGTTTGTCTATAATTAATAAACGCACTACTGCAAGTAGGTCATTATCAAGAATAAACCTATATCTTCCTCGCTTTTCACGTTTATAATCCCGCTTGTACTGAGCACTACGTTTAATCGTCCGCATTCAGTTCATTTAACAAGTTATCCAAGCTTCCGATGGTAGTTAAATTGCCACTTCTAGCCTCTTCTATAGCTTTTATTGTTGTAGCATTAGGTACAAGAGGTTCAAAAGGTAGTCTTTTTTCACGAGCAACTCTAACTAGCATCATACGTAAAGCATCAGATACACTAAGGCCTATTTCAGATAACACAACAGAGGCTTCTTCTTTTATCTTTTCATTTATGCGAGCACGTACAATAGAATTATTAAGCATAAAATTATTATATTTTTATTATTTATAGCTACATTGTAGCACAAATAAATATTTTTTACAAGCTAAACTTACATGATTTTTTAAGGCTGCAGCTATTCCATGCTATAATAAAAAAGAAAAATATTATCAAAATGTTAGTTATCATTTTAGTAATCATCATTGGTATTGGCTCGGTATATCTACTTGGTAACGACAATCCTGTTGAAGAAATCGCAGAAAAAGTCATAGAAGAAGAAATAGGGATAGACGTTGATTTAACTCCGAATAGTAAGGAAAACACAAAATGAGCACATCGATAATTATGGCTCTAGACCTTGGTACTACTACCGGCTTCGCTACTTGCGATTTATCCGGTAACATAACTTCTGGAACGGCTAGCTTTAAAACTGGAAGATTTGAAGGCGGCGGCATGCCTTACCTGCGTTTTAAACATTGGCTTACCGATTTAAAGGCGACTCTTGGAACTATTGATGCGGTTTATTTTGAAGAAGTAAGAGCACATAAAGGGGTAGATGCCGCCCATAAATACGGAGGATTCGTTGCCCATCTTACCGCCTGGTGCGAACATCACCAAATACCCTACTCGGGTATACCTGTCGGAACAATTAAGAAGCATATTACCGGTAAAGGAAATGCTCCTAAGGAATCCATAATAATGGCAGTTAAAAACAAAGGATTTTCTCCCATAGACGATAATGAAGCCGATAGTCTTGCTCTGCTTGATTTTGTGTTAAAACACCAATAAAAATTAAATGTTAATTTATTTTAACTAATAATTATTAACGCCTATTTCCTAGGCGTTACCGGTAAAGCCTTAAAACCCAACATTTAGCAAATATAATTCACAAAGTTATCAAGATTTTTTGTGGATTAACTCCTCTAAATAAGCTGAAGATTAGTAGCAGAAATACGATTACTCTTATCTTCTTTACTCTCAAAACTGACTTTTGTTTTGCTCTCAATAGTATTCAAATTGATTTTTTTTAGTTCATTGATGTGCAAGAATACATCCTTACTTTTATCATCAGGTTTAATAAATCCATAACCTTTGTCATCACTAAACCAAGAAATAACACCTGTCTTCATAAATACAAATCATAATTAAATATTTACCAAAATATCAGATTTAACATCCACTTAAAAGCATTTTTGGTTATTCTGCTGTGTTATTCATCTCCTGCAGGTTTTTACTTAAAGTTATAGCTGGGTATCCGGTAAGTTCTTTAATGCGATGATTTAAAGCGGTAGTAGTTGCCAGGTTATTAGGATTTTCTGCTAATTTTAATGCTAAATCCAAAAACTTTTTATCGGTTAATAACCTGCTCGCACCATAACCTCCCCCAAGAAGCTTGGCTGTGGTAATAGGATCATAAAACAATCCAAAAATTGCCGCACTAATCCCACCGGTAGTAGCCGTCCCTGATGGATTAGGAATATTTTTACTTTTTATAGCCATAGCTTTTGCTACAGTACCTAATTTCTGTATTTTTTTAAAAACGTCGGGAGTAAGCTGTTTTTTAATAGATTCAGTATTTTTAGGATCGTTTATGCTCTTTGCAAGAGCATTATAGGATAGACTATCAGTAGCATAATTTATAGATTTACGGCCGAGTATATTTTCCAGTCTTTCCCGTTTTGCAACATCTCCGTATAATTTATCAGCTTCCTTAAAAGCATCATACCACTCAGGATTAGTTTTGCCATACTCTTTAATATCCTGCGAAATCGCTTTTTGTATTTTCTTAAGCTGATTCTTAACCCCTGCGTCCGTATCCCATTTTATAATTGAATTCAGGCTCTTTTTAGTCCCAACGAGTTTATTAACGTCATATTCTTGCAATGGTAACTTTATAGGCCCATACTGGCTTATTATCTTTGACGCTGGCTCTATCTCATTTTTAATAGTTTCAAGTGATTGTAATAAGCTTTTTTCATCAGGGGAAAGAATAGCCGTATTTATTTTAATATCATCAATGGCTTTTTTAAGGTTAACCGGTAATACTTTTGCCTCCGCTGGTAATGAAGTCGCCACTTTATTATATAACCCGGCAATCTGACCTTCTATTTCCGGAGTCCGGGGCGGCCCGATTTCATCAAAAATATCGCTTAAAGCCTTTTGTGTCTGTTCTTCGGCAAGTAGATACTTATTTTTTAACTTGTTACCAAAAATTGGAGCTTTCCCCATATACTGATCGGCTAAAGCGGTTAATTTAGAATCGGTAACCGCTGCCGCAGGCAAATCTATGCCTAAATCTCTTGCCGCCCTCGCTGCCTCAATATTCATACTACCGGGCGTTAATCCCATAAGTTTCATTGGTATTTTTGCAAGCGCCTGGCGAGGTTTCGTAAAGTTATTTAACAGACTTTTACTTTTAACAATAGCAGTAGGAGTAGCAACGCTAGATATCAGATCAGCATACAAGGGACTCACTCCTGCTTCCTGCAGTACTCCCGATCCTCCGCCTATGCTACTGCCTGTTCCTATATCCTTGGCAAATTTGGTTAATAAAGATTTACCACCCCCTCGAATTACGCCTTGGGCAACATTTACTCCGGCACTAGTTGGAAGAGGGAAGCTCGCCGTAGCTCCTCCAAATTCTCCTGCTTTATATAGAATATTCCCTAAACTATCATTATCCTTAGGCTTCATGCTATCTAAAGCCTCAAGTCCCCTACTTGCTGACTTAGCCATGAATTCTGCCGACTGTGGCAGGATTGGGGCAACAACTCCTGGTGCTACTTCCATAACACCTGCTCCAAATTGATCTGCTCCTTCCGTTAACCCGCTTCTCATAAAACCTGATAATGCTCCCTTGCCCAGTTGTCCAAGCCTATCAAGAAAAGATTGTGAGGGTTCTTTTGCTACAGCTTTAGGACTCCGGTATTTATCAAATACGCCATTCCTTTGGCTCGGTAATTGATCTCTATCTATATTTTTAGGAGCTTTATATTTATCAAATTTACTCATCTACTACCTGCAAACCATCATTATCTATGGCATCTTGTACCCAATCTTTATGAACCCAATCTTTTGCACCTGTTATTGGATCAACCATTAAAACCCTATCGCCCTTAACCTCCTCTTGAGCAGTTATACCCAGCATTGCTCTTAAATCATTAATAACGTTTAAATTTGTTGCCATATCATTATCAGGCGATATAGACGGTATATGTTTAAATTCCTCCTGATTCGTATATTTAAAAGCTTTATTCAATTTCCCGCGTAATACCTCACCTATTGCCCAAATTTTTGCCTGGTCCGGACTATATTCCTGATTACTGAATTTTGATCTGAAGTTTTTTGCTAAGAGTGATCTCTCTCCTTCAGAACCAAGATTCGTAACCGTATTTTCTGCATGAGTCAGCATTCCTTTCAACTCTTCTAAAGCTTCTTGTTTCTCCTGATCTTTTTCACTTTTTTTAAAATTATCTAGTAAACTTTTACCTGCTCCTTTTTCCCTTTTGAAGTTATCCAATAAATTATGATGTCTCTTGGTTTCTTCCAGTTGCTGCTCCTGAAATTTACGATGCCAGGCTTTTTCCTCTTTTGCTGCTTCTAATGCTTCTTGCGCCCTTTGCTGCTGCAATATTTGATTAGCCAAACGCTCATTTTCGGCAATAGCTGTATCCTCGCTAGTGTTATAAGCGGCCAAGGCAGGATTCATCGCTCGCCCTATTACCCCTAAATTATTTTTAAATCCACGCATGACAGGCTCGCCAGCTAAACCATTACCAAGAGCAAGTAACGCATTATTTATCGCTCTATGCTCCTGATCCCTACTCATCCCTAAATTGCTTCGGGTGCTGCTAACTGCTTTTGCTATTCCCTCATCAAAAGGATTTCTTCTTTCCGGTAGAGCTTGCATGCGATTTAATATTTCTTCTTCCATAATCATAATTGATATTACATTTATAAAAATGAACTAAAATTTAACTATTTAATTGCCCTTTTAATTTCATCATATCCTGATAATATTTATTATATTGATCCCAAAAATAATCAGCTCTTTTTACTTCTTCTAAATATAAAGGTAAGTTCCTATTTAAGTTATTAATTATTCTAATATTATCGGGCGTATTATCCGGTACGCTTAAGGAATGCTTAAGAAATGAATTAAAATCACGGCTCGGATTAGACTTAGACCATGAAAAAGCATTAACTCCATTGACGTTGGAACTGTTATAAAAATTATCTCTCTTTGCTGCCGCTTCTTTATACTGCTCTAATCTTTCAAGATATAATCTGTTGAGCTCTTCTACTTTTTTACCTTCCGCTATTCTTTTTAAAGCTCTTTGCCTTTCCTCTTCCTGACGTCTAGCCTCTTCTTCCCTCTTTTTTTGAAGCTTAGTATTCTCAAAATCAGCATAATTTTTGATACCTCCCATATCCTGATTTAGGTTACTCTCAAGCTCCGTTTCACTATGACTTACCGGTACAGTTTGCGCATACCCGGCAAGTGCATGAATATTTGGCCTTAAAGACGGCGTATAAACAGAGGGGTTACTACTGACACCCGGATTGGCAAAAATACTGCTGATTTCTGGGCTTACATTGTATTTTACAATATCGCTTCCCGCCCCTTGTGGCCATTCCTGATTCCTCTCTTCTTCAAATCGCTCCCGCCTCTGGTTTAACTCATCTTGCGTATTTAGCCATTTGTCTACTCCGAGCTGGTTCATTCCGCTAATCTTGCCAAGTACGTCCTGATATTCGGACAATCCTTGCTGACCTAAGCTATTTAACTGGTTTAAATCATTCATGTCGCTTTTATTTAAACTGCTCATTCTCCCCCGAAGTACATCCTGTAATAGATTGTTTCTATTGCCGAAACGACTCTTGGTAATTCTATTAATAGCATCCTCGGTTTGCGATAAATGTGATTGCGACCCGTAAGTACCTTTTCGCTCATGGTCAATACTGATTCTTGCTTTCTCTGCTTTTAAAAGATTTTTCGTATCAGCATCAAGTTTGTTTACTTGTGGATCATAAATTGTAGGTAAATCGCCTATAGCTCGCGAGCCAACATTCTCTTGCCCCATTAACGAACCATAAAGCTTATCTCTTTCTTCCCTTGATGAATCATTATAATCATGGCTCAAATCACCTAACAGGCGATGCGATACCGCTAATTCTTCAGGCACACTAGCTAGCTGCTGACCACTATAAGTAGGAGTTGGGCTATTATAAAGATTTAGCCCCTTTTCAAGCACTTTAACTGCTGCTGCTTCACCATAAGGCCCCATGTTATCAGGATTACCCCCGCTATTTACTATATTGTATAACGCCTTCATCTTTTGCTTTGGAGCATTTACTTCTTCATAGAATTTGTTCTTATCTGCCGAATTTGCCAAATGTGAGTATATATGCTGCTGATTGCCGAATTGTCCCAGCATATTAGTAAGTCCTGCCCTCTTTGCCTTTTCGCTATTACCAAGAGCATTTAAACTATTGCCAAGTCCGGAATTATATTCAGAATCAAGGCTCTGTGCATCGCTGCTTAAGGCATCTATACCAACACGGGATAAATCAAGCCCCTTATTCAGGTTCTTGTCAAACTTATTATAAAAACCGGTTTGTCTACTACCGGTTCTATCTCCAAACTGTTTTTCCATCAGCTTCCATCCGGTATCACCTACCCGTTTTTGACCGGATGAGAGTATATCCAGTAAAGAGGTTTTCTGCCCTTCATTAAAACCTTGCGGAGTTCTATTAAAAACGCTGTTTGCTTCTACAGAATAAGGAGCAGGAGAATTATTAAACTGCTCTTCCAGCGTTCGTTTTTTCTCCGTTAAAGCAGACATCGGAACACTAGTCTTTCCCCTATATACAGGCGTCGGGTTAGCTACCATTCGCCCTATATCACGATTAATTAGGCTAAGTGCCTGCTCTCTTAGGTCATTTAAGTTTTTTGTTTTCATATTACCCCCTTAAATAACTCTCTAGTGACTTTGCACGAGGCGGAAGATTTACTTTTCCTCCTCTTTTATGTTTGCGAAGATTTTCACGGAAACGATCAAGCTTGCGTGCTCCGGCAGCATTATTACCATCCCCCAAATCAGATACTGTCGATGCATCAAACACATATTCGCCGTCGCTAAGCCTTGCATCAATTAAATCATCCTGACCGCCGCTATCACCGCTTAAATAACCTATAGGACTTCCTGGATAATAGGTTTCTTCCGTTAAATAAGCATAAGGACTACTTAAGCTACCGCCGCCTTTCATTCTAATAGGGTTGCCTTCCTCATCCGTATACTCAAGCCAGCGCCCAGTTCGGGCAAACTCTTCGGGCGATACAACGCGCCGATTAATACGACCCATGTTCTTTATATCTTCATCTAAACGCTTGTTTTTCTGCTTTTTTTGTAAATCCTGGCGTGCATTTTCCAGAGCTTCATCAGCTTCTACTTCTGCAATCGTCTTGCGACTTGCGTTTCTATACCTTCTCTCTTCTTCGGCTACTTGCTCCGGGCTTTTTGGTTTCTGCCGACCGGCGACTTGCGCTGCTACTGTTCCAAGTGTTAGTAAATTCCCCGGCTGCGTTAAGTAGTCTTTGGCATTATCACCAAACTTTTCTAGAAAACCCCTGTTATCTACATAAGGGTAGCCTGGATATTGCATTTGAGGATATTGTCCTCCCTTTCCGTTTATTCCTAGGGCAAGCATCCCGTAAGGTGAATAACTAGCCGCATTACTGGCAAAAGAGTTACCGCCAAGACCTAAAGCAGGCAATATCGCATTAGTAGTACCGTAATTACTAAGGCTAGAGCCAAGACCGCTAGCTCCAAGACTACTTGCTCCCGAGCCGAGAGCAGATGCAAGAGATGGAAGTGCCGCTCCCATACCTGCTCCTTTTAAAGCTCCACCGAGTGCACTTTTACCTCTAGAGGCGTGTTGTACTCCTTGACCGAGTGCTCCGCCGATAATACCGCCTATTCCGGGCGCAATCATGTTACCGATAACTGCTCCCGCTCCGCCTCCTATTACGCTCCTTATTGCTTTCCATGGTTTTTTCCAGAAACTATATTCACGAAGTCCGGTAGCAGGATTTATAGTCCCGCTTCCTCCTAGACTTTTTAACACTTGAGCTTCTATAGGATTAATATGGGCAAGCTCGGTATCACCGTTTCTTCCATACCTTTGGATAAGATCGGCAAGCCTAGGCAAATCTTCCTCTTTGACCGAGCCTCCTTCTTTAAAAGAATATTGCCCGCCTGTCGTATCGTAAGCATTACTATAAGAGATATCAGGATCATCATAACCTCCATCTTCATAACGAGAATCAGGTATTTGATTATCGCTATCAGAAGCTAGGTTATAAGGATTGGAGCTGTTATAAGGGTAGTTGTAGGTATTTAAATATGGATCGTAATTTTGCATTCTTGCCTCTAATCTATAACAAAAATAAAAGCTTTATTTTTATTATAGCAGAAACAGTTTTAATCCTTGTTTTTTCGTTGTTTTCCAATAAAGGTTCCCTATAAAGCTATCTCCAAATATATTTCATAGTCAGAATTATAATAGCTAAAATAAGGCTTATTACATTACCGATAATTAAAGGCACTGCCTTAATCCATAAGCTGTATATTAACCATAATACCATACCTAAAGCATAAATAATGTACATACTTGTTGATATATCCTTAGCAGATTTCTTGCGGTATAGCTGTACAACCTGAGGTATCAATGATATCGATGTACAAAATAATGCTAAATAACCGATTATTTCGATAATAATTACTTCCATGAATAATATACTCTTAAGACTCCTCTATGCGGTTTGTGAATAATTATGTTGCTTATTTATATACTCTATACAGGCCAGTTGCCTCTCTTCCCCTAAATCGGCAATACTACGGGCTTCTGCCTTACTGCACCATTTTTCTATGATAGATCTTGGTACATTATGCAATTTAATAAGTTCTATTAATTCAGCCAAAGTTTCGCTCGGCTCTAGGTCTTTTACCTCTTCCTCCTGATGAGATAAAACAGAGTCAAGTTTGCTACTGATACTTTGAGCTTTTGGGGTTATATTTTTAACTTCCATCTCAAGATCATTAAAATTCTTCCCCTCCATTTCCTCAGCTGTCGGATGCTGACTTACTATCTCAGGAAAAGCTTTGCGCAGTGCTTGTGCTTCAGCACATTTGGCTAGCTGTCCATATGGTCTTTTTCGCCACATAGTATTAGGTGTTAGTTCATCTTTTTTAGCAGCATAATTTTCTAACCAGTATTCTTTAGCGGTAAATTCAACGATAGTATTATTTACTATCTTTTTAACTGTTACCTTACACCATTTTGGATAAGTAATCTCAGTGCCCCCTAAATTACATGTAACATCTTCACCAAATTCAGGCTCACTTACACCCGCATATTGATTACTACGTGCCGCCTGTATTCTATATAAGCCAACACCTGCCATAACCACATCCTTGTACTCATATTTTCCTGTAAGAGCATTTTTTACACTCATCGGGACAATATGAACCGGCTTTTGCATAGGGTCTAATTTTGCTGCCTTGCAATAATCAAGAACCAGTTTTATACTTTCATCTTTTGCACCGGTATATAAGCTGTTTTTTAATGCTGACCATATATGCTGGTCAACTTCATTAGTGGTATTTATTGCTGCTATATTACTCATGGTTTACCTTCCTTGTTTAAATATCTTTATATTTTATTATTAACTGATAGCGTTTTTTTAATCTTTCTAGAAAATCAGGTTCAACTCCTTTATTTCCTCTTTCTACCTCAGTAATCCTGGATGGATAAGTATGCATATATTCCGCAATTTGAGGTATTGTTATACCTGCTTCTTTCCGCATTCTCCTTAATTCTTCTCCCTCTTCCTTTGTCAGTACCGGATATTTTCTTATCATCATTTAATTAAAAATACTCTTGATTGCTTAGTATAACTACTATACTTCAAATACAGGTCTTTTGCTTCATCTTTAAACCTTTTTAAGTCAAAAAATGACCTTGGAGTGCTATTCTTCCATGTAGCTATCACCTTACCGTTATTATCAATTAGCACGTCATAATCTCGCATAAATTCCTGTATATCGGTCTTTAATTTTTCAATAGTACTTTGTATCCTACTTTCTTCTTCTTTTGCTCCTTTAAGCTCTTGGAGTTTTTCTATGATATTACTTTCTGCTACTATTTCGTGATAATTACTTTGCGGGAATAAGTTAAATGTATCCCTAGTACTCACACATTTAGGCGGTATCCTTTTTTCTATATGGTTATCCCAGAAATTACAGGCTATCTTAATTAGCTTGTCTTCTAGCTCCTTATTTCGTTTATAAGTATAAATTCTAAAATCCTGTCCTCCAATAAGAACAGCTATATCAACCTTTGGTACAGCGCAGATAGCAGCATAATAAGCTACTTGTACAAGATAACTCTCAGGAATCTGATCTGTTCCCTCTTCTCCCCATTCTTTGCCTCGAGTAAAACCCGCTGTCTTACATTCCAAAACATATTCTTTATCGCCAACCCACCGATCAATATTAGCTGCTAAAAACTTATATTCAGGGTGATAGATTGTGTCTAGTTCTATTTCTATCGTTTGACCAGTAACTTCTGCATACTCCTTAGCTATAGTATCTTCTAAAAGAGTACCCCACCTCATCGCCGGGCTACTTTCGCAAGCTATATCATCTCTGGTTTTATCTAAATATACGTCAAGAGCAGTCCTGTAAGGATTAAGTCCTGCTATAGCACCCAAATCACTGCCACCGAGATAATTCTTACGCATCAAAAGCCATTCTTGTTTATTTTCCATACTAATAACTTTATTTCTGTATTATTATAAATAACGCTTTATTTCCTCAAGTTGACCTAGTACCTTCTGTGGATTAAACAGTAAATGCTCTTTTGCTACTGCCTGTTTTTCTAAAAATAAAATCATCAAAATACAGAATTCTCTTGGCACTACCACAAATTCATCATTCGTCTTTGATTTTAACCACATCGACAAACTATGAGTAGAAATATCACCAACCATACCCCAGAGAAGATTAGAGATTTCTTCTCTCGGAATAAAACGATCTTTTATAGCCATTTTATACCTCTACTCCTCTGGTTAGCGAAAAGTAAGAGCGTAATTCCCGATCAGCCGTGTAAGCGTTATGCTCCGCCTCCTCTATTGCCTGCTCTAATGCTAGCGGGTCATATTCAGACATATCCCAGTCAACACAGTAATCGTTTGCCTTTGCAAGTAAATACTCGTATTTATCAATATCAACCATTAACTGGTAATAATTATCGCTGTAGTTTTTATATGGGATGTTATAAAGGTTAGCTCTTTCTATCTGCTCCTCCATAAATGCTTCTCTTGCCCTTAGACCGATTCTAGCAAATGTATCCTTAGCAGACGCAGGTAGTTGAGTGCTATAAGTTTTAGTTTGATAAAACTTAGGAATTTCTAATATATTAGCCGGTAATTGCTCTTTAGGTTTATGCTCGTTGAAGATTCTAACGGCTTCTCTTAATTGCTTAAGATTGGAAAATACTTGCGCAACTTCTTTTTGGGGCAGTAGCATCTTTTTTAAGTATTCCTTGGCTTTAGCAATGCTGATTTCTTCTAAGCTCGGCATGGTAGATTCGCAATTATCATGGCTTCTTAATTCTATTGTACCATGACTTACCGAATTATTGATTTTCTCGTGATTTTTTGATTTAAAAAAAGACTCTTGACGTAAAGGTATTCTTAAGATATCTTGCATATATCCTCCATTGATGGATAAAGTGGTTAAAAGTAAGAATTTATTAGATCAATCAAACTGTTTAATTCTTACGACTATATAAGATTCTAAAAACGTCTTAAGCTCGTAACTTAAGGCGTTTTTTTATATCTTATAATGTGAGTATATAGAGATAAAGTTAAATGTCAAGAGAATGTTTAAAAATATTTTTAAAATATAAGTTCTAAGACAATATCTCCTTTGTGTTCTGTAGGTTGTTATAGTATTGACATATTTCATTAATCTTATTTTCATTAATTTTAAAATACACTACTCTCTCACCAGATTTTTTAAATCTTTCTACGACTTTATCTCTCTCAATATACTTCAAAGCATTATAAACACCTTGTCTAGACAAATGAGAGATTTCAGCTAGTGCATTAATACTTATTTTTATTATATTATTTTCTATAGGGGGCATAGCTACTAATGTTTTGAGTACAGATTTTGAAGCTGTATTATAAACATCATAGCTATCAATAGCTTTTAAAATCATATCATTATCCTGCATATTACTTCCTGTATATTTTTTGTATATAATTGTTTTAATAAAATTTTCAACCTTTTAATTGACTAATGAAATAAAACTATATAGCTTACATAACTATGTTTTCAATAATTACTATAGAGGATTTGTATGAAATAATGGAAGGACTAATATAAGAATCTGAACAATTCTAATAAATAGGAAGCACGAAGAGAATTTTTTAAAGAAAAAAACTCCCCAAAAACTTACAATCTGAACAATTGTGAGAATAAAATAATATTACCTAATAGTCAAGTTTTTTTCTTTAAAAATTTTAATAATTTACAATTTTTAAAGAGTATGTCAAAAAAACAACAAGAATTAACCAACACAGAATTATACCAAAACCAGCTAGAAAAACTCTACTCTTTCAAAAATCAAAAGGCTTGCTATCGCAAGCATTATTTACCTTGGGATAATATAGAAAGAGCCCATAAAAAAGCTAATGTTGTTCGTAAAAAATCTTCTCTTATCAGTGGCACTGCTAATAGATTACTTAGTGCTGTTATGGGGAAACTTATCAAAGGCGAAAGAGTATTATTAAATCACAAATATATTTCTACTTTTACCTTTGTTGAAAGAAGACAGAATGTAAGAATTATTCAGGAATTAGAGGATATATTGGATATTACCTACCATAATTCTATTACTCATGAAGGTAAAAAATATCGGTTTAGTTATGAATTTAATTATAAGAAACAAAAACAAGAAAATTTAGCTTTTTCTGGAGATTCTATCGAGACATTTTTGTCCCAACAAAATTATTCTCTCTATATATATAAAGAAAATAAGAATATTAAAAATATAGATCTAGAATCTAATTTTATACAAAATTCTAAAAGTTCTGTTTGTCCTAAAAAACCTACTAAGCTTAAAAAACGATTACCTAACGAACGGAAAAAACCGACTAATACCGAGCGTAAGACAAGAGTTTACCATTTTAATCAGTACAAAGAGCCGCAAAACTTAAAGCACCATTACCCTTTGATTAAGGAAGATGGCGACAAGTTACAAAGCCTATCAGGGAGGGAATTTAGCCTAAATGCCATGAACCAAATACTCCTTGATATGTCCCAGCGGCTAGATAACAGGTTCTGCTCGAAAGCTCAATTTATAGCATATTTTGGTAAATGTTTGCGGTTTGAGATGCGCGATAGCGTAAAAACCTGCAATGATAACTTCCGCATAAAAGCTAATATTCCCAAGGAAGAGGTAAAGAAACCTAAGATAATCAATGAAGTAGCGGTAAGAGCCTATGACCTAGAGAATAGAACCACTGAAGGTTTTCAACTATTATCAATTGCTGTTGAAAATTTGTTAGTAAAAAGTAAGGCAATCATGGAATAATTGCCCTACCTAAAAGTCTTCTAACCAAATCATGGAACTTATAACGTAACATGATTTTAAATTTTTACCAATAAAAAAGTGATCCCTAAATTAGTTAGAAAAACTGTTAATGTATAAAAGTGTTTTTTAGCAGAATGCCTACAATTAACAAACCAATAGCCATAATCCATTTTATATTGGTATTAACTGATTCTATCTTAGAGTCAAGTTTTGTAATAGCAATATCTAGGTCTTGCTTAGTAACTAGTTCATTATTTTGGTTATTGATTGTTTCTACAATAACCTCGGCTTGTTCTTCGGTAAAGCCGTGTTGTATAAATTTTTTTACTGTAGCATGTGTATTAATAAGTGCCATATTATCCTTTTAAATTTAAGAGATTTTTCCTGCTTACTATAACACCAAATTAAGCTTAATTCTACTGGGCTTTTAAGATTAAACATTAAACTAATATTATACAATTAATGGTTATAAGCCTTTTTCAATTTATTATGGATATCCTGTTCCTTATTATCAAGTACATTTATTACTTAAAAGATACAGTTATTCTCCTTTTAACAAATAATCAACACAAAATTTATCTCTCCTAAAATATGGATAATGCACTCATTATCTATATTCCCAAGGGTATATACGATTTTGGGGAGAGCATTTTTCAAAAAATATCTGATACTATCAAATTTTTAATAATAGATGGTCAGTAGCCATGCACTTAGTGTCTACGTTATTAGAACATATGTGTAATTTAAAAAAAATAGTAAGGCTATCTAGTTCCCAAAGAGACATATATTTATTTCTTATTATGAGAAACCAAAATTTTGAAAAACAATCGGTTTTATACGAAGAGTTTAATTCTTACATGCCTAAAGAAAGAAAAAATATTACTCCACATATACAAGCGCTAGATCGTAAAAAGGTGCTGACCTTAACATATGATAAAACTTCTGTAAATGGACAAATATTCACTAACGTAATGCAGATCCAGCTGCATGCATTAGAAACAGTAAAATTGCTTTTAAAGAAATAAATGAGATAAAAACCTGTGTCTTACATCTTTTCCTTCTTCTTTCAAAAAATACGAACCAAGCTAGCATCAAGAGCTGAATACAAACGTATTAAGAGAATAAGAAAGGTTTTGCAAGGTTATGCGATAAGGACTGGAATTAATCGGAATAACAACAAACTAAATAATTTATGGAAGATATAAGAATCGTAGCTAAAAGACTAAAGAGAATGACTAAAGCCGGAGATCAGACTTTACTCCACGGCATTTTCTGGGATGACTTGGATACATTAATAGATTTAATTTTAGAAGAGGAAAAAGATGAGTAAGGCGGCAGTACTAAATTTTCCTGAACCAAAAGAGGCTCGTTTATATTACCTTGATAAAAAGACCAATAGACATAAGAGGCTTTCTGACAATATTTTTAGGGATTTACAATATGTTACAAGACCTAACGATAGAAAAAAAAGGATTTCATTAAAAGCTAGAAATTTACTTACAAATTTATTGCAGATGATTTTAAAGAATCCTCATAAAGAGGAGTTTGTAGATCATAAGTTTCTTTCTCAAATTACCGAAGTTTATTCAAGCAAGCAAAATGCAAATTTACTCGATCAAATAAGCGACATTATAGATTCCACCTATCATAGTTATATCAATTTTTATGGAAAAAATAGAACTTACGGTTATGTCATAAAATTAACTGAAGATGGATACGAAAGAGCTAAAAATCCGGTAGCCTTTTATACTGATTCAAGTGAAAAAATTTTTCCATCCGAGTCGCAAAAAATTTCCACCCGGGTGAAAAAAAATTTCCAGTTATATAAAGATAAAGAAAACCCAGAAGAAGAGATAAACCATAGCTACGCTAATGGTTTTATCTCTGAAAAAGAAAAAAATTATAAAAAAGAAAAACCCCACGAAGACAGGTACGCAACTTTTGCTCCTTGCTCTCGTGCGGAGCTGGAGCAAGTTGCTGCTCTGGTAGAAAATCAAAATAGCCAAAATGAGTCTGTCACAAATTGTGATGAACTCCAATCATCAAAGGAAATTCCAAAAATGAAACAAGACAATATTGCTCTACTCGCTGATGCACAGACAAGAAAAATGCTACTTTCTCAAGCTTTATGGAAGGCTTTTGGAGAGAAGCGATCAGGTGAAATACAGGATAATTGCATATTTAGGGAACTTGAACCTGATAAAGTCGGTATTTACACAGGAGATATGCTTTTAACCGACGTTGACAAGGATAAAATCCCCAAAGCCATTAAGTCGGTTTACGGTGAAAATGTTAAAATCACAGGATTAAGGCTTGCTTCTAAAGACAAGGAACAAGAACACCCGAGTAACGATAATTCACAAGTTGAAATAACCCAAAAGTCAAGACCCGAGAAGCAAGATTGGTTGAAATTCAAGTCTCTCATAATAACCAATAATCTAACGAGCATGCTAAATAACCCAATGCTAAAGGTTATTGAAACACCAGGCAAGGTGATTATAGAAACCATACCTTTTCTTATTGAAAGAATAACGGCTCCGGGGCATTTAGACGAACTTGAAAGAGTTATTCTTGAGACAGGTTTAACCTTGGAATTACACGGCAGAAATCCTCATCCTGAATATAAGAATTTTTATAAAGACCCAATAGTTCTAAGTCCTGAAAAAGTCTTAAAAGACCAAGGATTTAAAGAAAATTATAAACCGCTGGTTTTAAGCGAAATACTTGAAGAAGCAAAAAGAAATAAAGAGGAACAAAACAATGAGTAAATGGAACAACTTTAACGATGCCGAGGATCAAATGTCTTATGAGCTAATACCGCATAAAACCATAGCTAAGGTTCAGTTATTACTTAAAAAAGGCAACCACGTTACAAAAGAGTGGCCAGACGGATACGCTACCTTAAGTAAATCGGGAAGTTGCATATATATTGCCTGTGAGTTTGTAATCTTAAGCGCTGAGTATGAGAACAGGAAAATCTGGAGCAATATCGGTCTTCATAGCGATAATTCCGAGAAATACGGCGAGATCGGCAGGAGCATGATTAAAGCCATTCTTAACTCTGCTCGCGGTTTGCATTCCAAGGATAAATCACCTGAGGCAGAAAAACAGAGACAGATTAAGAGCTTTGCCGATCTTGATAATTTACAGGTGGTAGCCGAAATTGCCATTAAGACATCAGGTGATCAACCCCGTAACGAGATCAAGACCATTATTACTCCTGATCATGCCAGATATAGCGAGTTTATGGATGAGAAGAATGGTAAGTTTCCTATTAACTATAAACAAACTAATGATATTTTTGAAGAAGAAGAAAAATTACCATGGGTGTAATGATGAGCCAGGAAATACAACGATGCATTAGTAGTGTTTACAATGCAGTAGACCTTTTTAATACGTGTTATGAATTTAATGAAATACGTTATTGGTTATTAAACAGTAATTTAGGCGGTAATGAAAATTACTTATCCTTGATATCTCAAATAGACAAGCAGAAGAAGTTAATAACTAGGAATCTAACTCAGCTATCGGAATCGGTTGACGATCTTGAGATATCGATAAACCGGTGTAAACATTTGGTATTACTGGAAAGAGAGAAGAATCAGAAGTTTGCCAAACATTATCAGAAATATCATACAAAATTAAATAGAATAGAAAATGAAAGTAAAATGTGAAGAAATTGTTATAGACCGTTATTTAAAAGGGAATATTAGAAATGAGTTTAAAGATGAGCTTTTATGGGTAATTAACGCAAGGTGTGATAATGAGCAATATTTAGAAGTATTATTTAGATTGTTAGAAGACGAGAGCCAAGAAAAGCTTAGGATTCTGGAGACTATAGTAGAGATGATCAAAAAACAAGTGATTGCCGATAGCAGAGACGTTCAACTAAAAGATCCGAGAAAGCTTGTAAGTAAATTGATAGAGGAGTTAGAAAATGCACTGTCCGAATAAAAATCAAAAGGATAAAGATATGAGAAAGAACAGAGGCGGTAGGCCTGAAATAGTTTTAACCGATGAACAAATAGCGAAGGTAGAAGAACTTTCCGCTTACCTGAACTGTGAACAAATAGCAGATTATTTCGGTATTGATAGGGACACTTTTTTAGCTATTCGAAAACGCCAACCTGAAGTTCTTCGGCATTATAAAAAAGGGAAAGCGCATAAGATATACAAGTATGCTCAAAAGCTGGAACAAAAAGCAACGGGAATTGATGAAAGCGGTGATACAACGGCGATAATATTTTATCTTAAAACGCAAGCAGGTTGGTCAACTGAGAATAAAAACGATAATCAACCGGTTTGTTTGAAATTTTCTGACAAGCAAACACCAGCGGAAATACTTAATATTGGTTTTAATGCACTTAAGGAAGGTAAAATAGATTTTACTCAGATGCAGCAGATAGGGAATTTAGCAATAACCAAAATGAATATAGAAAATAATGGCTCTCAGGATGATCAAGCAGTATACCAGCAAAGGAGTCGAGCAGAAGCGTTGGAATTTGCGGCTAAAATGAAAGAAGCTAGAGAAAACTTAAGGTTAATTAACGAAAGTAATACAAAGGCAAATTAGGGCATGACATGTTTAAATAATATATTTAAGACAATAGATTATATAATTTAGGATAAGCGATAAGATAACCGTTATGTTTTATAAAAAAGATGAGCGAAGATAATAAGGATCAGGCTAGTGAAAGCCCGGAAGAAGGCCAAGAAGATAAAAAGAAAAGGCTTTATGCAATTAATGGCAGTGATGGCATAATATCACTCTATAAAAAACCTAAAGCAAGTGCTATTGATGTAAAGAATAAAGATATCGATCTGGAAATGAAGCAAGATCAACGTGCAGCATTTGCCAGGTATAGAGAGTTAGTCAAAGCTCGCAGGGAAAGAGAGAAGTTACGTCCCAGAGAACCAGAAGTATATCATCACGACCTCTATAAAAAATCATGAGAAAAGCATGATAGCTAAAGCCTATGGTATAATTACTTTAGAGTAAATAAGAAGGTAAAGTAATTAAAAAAACATGTTAAATGTTCTAGATATTTTCTCTGGGATAGGGGGATTTTCAATAGGATTGGAAGCTGGAGGAATGCAGACAGTTGCTTTTTGTGAGATTAATCCGTTCTGCCGGAAAATACTAACAAAACACTGGCCATCCGTACCGATATTTACTGATATTACCACTATACATAAGGAAGACTTAAAAGCTCTGCCAAGAATTGACTTAATTGCAGGGGGTTTTCCCTGTCAGGATATATCGGTAGCAGGTAAAGGAGGCGGTATTAATGCTAAGCGCTCAGGATTATGGAAAGAATTTGCGAGGCTAATCAATGAAATCAGACCCAAATATGCAATTATCGAAAACGTGGCAAACCTTCGAAGTACAGGGCTTATCAGCGTCCTGCAAGATTTATGGGCGATCGGGTACGATGCAGAATGGCATTGTATACCGGCTTCCGCCTTTGGCGCACCTCACAGACGGGATAGGATATGGATTATTGCCCACCCCGCTTGCATCGGCAAAGTCGGATTGCCCATCGGAAAGGAAGAGGCGGAATCCAAACTTGGAGGCGGTAGTGAAGATGTTTCCGACACCGATAAGCAGGGATTACAAGGATGTAGGGGATTTAGAGAAATTAGCCAAATATGCGCACAAGAGCAGGTTAGCATGTATCGTCGCAGCCGAGGCATTAAGCAATGGGGTAAAGAACCTTTAGAAGCTCCGAGATTAAAAGATGAGAGACTGAATCCTGATTGGGTGGAATGGCTTATGGGCTATCCTATTAGCTGGACAAATGGAGGAAGTCGCAAGCAGCGTTTACAATCACTGGGGAATGCAGTAGTACCTTTAATCCCAGAGTTTTTAGGAAAAGTGGTATTAGATCATTATACTAATATACAGTAACCGATATATCTTAAAGAATCTAAAGTGTATTGCTTTTTCTATTTATATACTGTATTGTACAATCATGTACAACATAATACTATCCTAAAATGGCACATATAATATCTATTACTCAAACAAAAGGAGGAGCTACTAAAACAACAAGTAGTATAAACATACTAGGTGCATTATTAGAAAAAGGTAAAAAAGCAATATTATGTGATATGGATAAAGATAAACCAGATGCAATATTCTGGGCTGATTTAGGTACTACTTTAAATAATTTTGTAATTCCTTTGTACGAAGACAACCCGAAGCCTAAATTAGAACTTTTAAGTAAAGAGTATGACTTTATTATTATAGATACTCCTCCCAATATGCAGGCAGCTGCACTTAAAGCTACAATACTCTCAGATTTTATTATTATACCCTGTTCGGTTTCAGAATTAGATAAAAACGCTTTAAATCAAGCCGCTTCAGCCGCTATGCTAGCAAATAAGCCTTATTCTTTCTTAGCTTCTAGAACAACAAAGCATACTAATTCCACTAGAGATTTATTAGAACAGATAGCAGAAACAGGCTTATATTTTAAGACTAATATTACTAATAGTGTTGATATGATTGAATGTCAAAAATACGGTCAATGGGTAGGAACTTATAAACCAAATTGTAAGAATCATATACAGTACCAATCTTTAATCGAAGAGTTAATTACAAAATTAGATACTATAAGATAGTACAATATTGTATTACCATGTACAACATTGTACAATACATTACTTAATTAGATTATATTTATGGATAATAGAGGGAAAATTTCTACTTCAACAATAGCAGAAAAATTAAAACTAGCTCAAAAGGATATAAATATTTCGCATAACAAAGAGATAGATAGCTCTAGTAGTCCTATTTTGTTTGTAAACGGCAGGTTAGACAGAAAAAATTGTAATTATATACCTAAAAATTTTTCATTATTGGAATCAATTGAAAAAGAAGTAAAAAAATACTGCAAAGGACTAGATTTAGCTGTACTAAATTATCTCATTTTTCGTGGAATAGAGTCAATTAAAAAAGAAGAAAAATTTTTAGCAATAGAATATTCTTCTATTGAAAATCAGTATAAGGACTAGTATTAAGAACTAGAATAATAATTAATAATTTTTTAACTAATATGCAAAAAAAATCGTCTTATTTTAAGAGGCTTAGAAGTGGTAGATCGGATGGTTATAGTATGATTTTATGTGAACGGGAAAAATGCTGTTTAAATCGCATTTATGGAGGTTTTTGTTGATTGGGTAGAAAATCTGTGTAATTTTAGTTAAACTTTCCTTAATGTTTTAATATTTTATTAATAAATTTTCGCTTTATTTTCCATAACCTAAGTTATGTATTCAAATTTATACCCTTTTTTCTTTAATTAATTTTAGCGATTTTTAAAAATGGGAATTTAAGCTAAGTACTAAAAAAATGAACCCCGCAAAATAAAAACAGAGTTCACTTTTAGTTTTTTCTAGGTGTATCTTAATGAAAAAATGTATCAAACTAACTTAAGAGATAATCATAGATACATCCGCGATGATACCATACTATCCTAATCAGTCAACAGCTAAATCTTTACAAAAATTATAGCTTGTTTTTCAGTTTCGCTATTTCCTCTAAACTAAAACCAGTGACAGAAGCAATAAGTTTATCATCTATTTTCTGTTTTAACATATTAAGAGCTGTCTTCTCCAAAATAGAATGTGCATTTGTTTTAATATCATTACTCATTGAAATTATTTTAACTTTTCTATTTGCTTGATAGTTAAACCAGTAATTTTAGCTATTTTTTCGATAACATCTCCATCTAAGAGCATAGCCTTGGCGATTTCCATAGCTTTTTTCTCTTCGCCTTTAGCCTCACCTCTAGCCTCACCCCTAGCCTCAGCAGAGATTATATAGTCACGACCTTTCATAGAATCCATGACGTAGCTATCATAAACCTCTCTTTCCTGATTGGTCATTTTTAATATACTTAAACGCTGTGCTACTTTCTGCATGTAAGGTGACTTAAAATCCTCTTTTACCTCAGAGTGCTTCATTAAATATAACCACTCATCGATTTCCTCTTTTATGACATCATCAAATAAAGGAATTGAAACAATAAAATATTCAGGGAATATGTTGTGAGCATCAAATGTATGCATTCCCCTATCTATTAAGTGAACGTCTATTGGATGTTTATGGTCTATCTCATGAAATATTACCTTACCGTGATGTAGTGGTGCTTTGGTATTTTCAAAAGGGAAGTATAGCAGATTGATATGGAATACCTTTTTAATTTGTAAGTAATCCTGATTTGCCCCGAGATTATCAACGATTAGCCTTGAGGTATTAAATACGGCTTTGTTCAGAAAAAGATCAGTATAAGCACGATCGATCTCAACTATATAGTTATTACCTTGTTCGTCTTCAACTATAACATCGGCTATACTTCTTTTTAAATATCTACTTTCCTTATTGCTTTCGCCGTCAAGTAAGGCCTTTATCTTAACCGGTTTATATCCTTCTGAGGTAAGAAGGGCAGAGATAAACCCTTCGACTATTTCATAGTCGCCTTTATCTTTTAGTAGATATTTGATAGCGTAGTCAAAGCTAATTAGCGGTTTTTCCATATCAGTAATAATTTAAAGAGATAGCTTAACACCAACTAGAGCTACAGTGCCTTTTACCTTTCTTGCCTTTAAATTAGGATAGAACTCAGGTTTGCCTTTAAGGGTATAAGCATGGATTTCAGCATAAGGCTTTAATCCTGGTGCAAGTATGTGACTTACGGCTAGTTTTACTGAGTTTACTTTATTTTTAAACTGCTCTGAGGCAAAATACGATAATGAAGTTGTCGTAGCCTTATTATAGGTATAGGCAATACCGGCATTATAGTATTGAGACTTACGGTTACCTTTATGCAATTCTTTTGTAGTTAAACTTTTACCGAAAGAGCTATAGCAGGCATTATACTTAAAATCACCTATTTTTAATTCGCCGCCAATATTATAAGATTTTAAGTCACTTAATTTATATGCAAGTGGATTCTGATCGTCTTTATTAGCAAATTTTTTGATTTTACCTACTGATTTGCCGTATTCACCGGTTAGAGCCAGCTTTAATTCTGCTTCTTCCGTTAGTTTCTGCTCTAATACTATCCCACTAGTAATAGCATCTTTAACTGATCTATCAATTTCAAACCTATCTATAGTAGGCTCTCCTACGGCATATTTTTTTATTCCGTCTGATTTATCTGATGGTTTCTCTACGCCGGTATTAGCAGAATCAGGAGTATAGGATATACCAAGCCTGATTTTACTAGTATCGGTTAAATCAAACTTAGGAGTATAATAATTTATTGTTCTTGGCGGTTCACTACTATAAGTGGCAGAATCCATACTTGCAATTATTTGGTCACCAAGGAAAGACCCTTCAGAAGTCAAAAATGAGGGTACAGCTTTTTTGCTTTGTTTTAGGTAATCTATCCCAGTTTTGATGTATTTTGTCGGTATGGATCCATCACTTATCATCATATTCTTAGCAGCAGGAATAGGTGAACCGGCTTCAATTCGACCAAACTCATGTTCTAAAAATACGTATGAGCCGTTATAGTCCTTGTTAACTTTTCTCTTAACTGTCGGTACTAATATAATCTTAGCGCCATAAGTAATGTCATCAGTGGTATTTGATATGGCGGCAAATAGAGCCGTATCGTTATAAAAAGCAAAACCTCTTTTATTAGCTGATATATTCTTCTCTGAGCCTTTTAGTTTACCCTGATTGCTAAATCCACTTTCAAAGGCAGCATATGCTCCAAGCTTTATATTTAAATCCGATACTACAGGCAATGGATCGCTGGCTAATGCCGTGCTACTTGCAAGTAAGCTTGCTAATAAAACAACTGATGCTTTTTTTATTACCATATTTTTCCTCTTATATTCATTACTCTTAATTTTCTAAAAATACACATGGATTATAACATACAATCCCTTACCTCTAAACTAAAAAAGTACGAGAAAATCAAGATTAAAAAGGAGTGTGTTATAATTATTTTAAGTAAAGGAAATAGTTAATGCACATGAGGCGCAAGTCCGATCATATAAAATTACCGCAAGTAATCCCGGCTTTAATGTCTACATTCGAGCAGAGTTACTTGGATGAATTATTTAAAGTACAAGAACAATTAGCAAATAGCGAGGGTTCTTTATATGAATTCTTTAAATCGAGCTGGCCTTATATTGAAGGTAACATGCCATATATTGATAGCTGGCATATTAAGGCTATAGCTGAGCATTTAGAGGCGGTTTATGTGCGCCAAATAAAGAAGCTTATTATTAATGTTCCGCCCCGCACGGGCAAGACCAATTTAATATCTGTAGCTTTTCCTGCCTGGGTATGGATACATAACCCTAGTGAGCGGTTCTTAACTGTATCCTGCGTGAATTCCTTAAGCCTTGAGCATGCACAGAAAAACAGAGCTTTACTCGAAAGTAGCTGGTATCAGGATAATTGGGGTTATAGATTCCCACTTCTTAAAGACCAGAACGTTAAGAGCTTTTTCCAGAATACCAAAACAGGATATAGGCAATCAACAAGCGTAGTATCTAAAACTGTAGGTAAAGGCGGTTCAATTATTATCATTGATGACCCTAACGACCCAGGCGACTTATCTGAAGTAAAACGTGAGAACGTAATTAACTGGTGGACGCAAAGAATGTCTACCCGTTCAAATAACCCAGCTAATGACTGCCGAATAGTTGTTCAGCAAAGAACGCATGAGAACGATTTAACCGGTTATATCAGAAAGAATGACAGCGATGGTGATTGGGTAGAGTTGGTGCTACCCTTAGAGTTTGAAGAAAAGCGCAAGTGTATTACAGTTCCTCTTGGCATAGATCAGATTATTTGGGAAGACCCCAGAAACAAAGAAGGAGAGGTACTAAGCGACTTACGCTTTGGCGAGAAGCAAGTAAATGAGTTAAAAAAGTTACTCGGCTCTTATGGATATGCTGGGCAGTGTCAGCAAAGACCATCTCCAATTGGCGGCGGAATAATCAAGAAAAAATGGTTTAAATTCTGGACTAGCCCGATTAAGCCTAAATTTGATTACATATTGCAAAGCTGGGACACGGCAATTTCCGATGAGCCTACAGCTGCGTATTCTGCTTGCAGCACTTGGGGAGTTTGGGGTGAAAAATCCGAGGATGAGCTATTTAGGATGATGCTACTTTCCGTTTGGCGTGATCGAGTAGGATATCCTGATCTTCGAGCTAGAGCCCAGCGCTTAGCGAAAGATTATAAAGATACAGGCGAGCATAAAAATCCAATGCCGGCTCAAAGAACTGTTGATATTTGCCTTATTGAGGCAAAGGCAACGGGTGATCCGTTAATTCGGGACTTAAGACTCGCTGGTATTCCGGCTATAGGCTACATGCCAAAAGGCGATAAGGGAGCAAGAGTCCAGAGAGCAGCGCCGTTTATTGAGTGCGGGCTTATTTATTTGCAGGCCGAAGAGAAAAACCCTGAAAGGCTAACCGTTACGGCCGAGGAGTTTTTAGAAACAGTGATAACTTTTCCAAACGGGGAATCAAAAGACCTGGTTGATTCGATGACACAGGCAATTTTGTACCTTAGAGACTTTGATACTTTAATTCATACAAGTGATGTTAAGGAAGATGAGATCGTTACTAAACCTAGAAAATTATACTAATGGCAACAAGAAGGAAGCAAAAAGGAAAGACTAATCTTGATTTATCGGTGCTAGAGAATTTAGAGCCTGAATCTCTAAATCTTACTCAAGAAATGCCGATAGAAGAACAAATCCTGCTACAGGAAACAGGTAGTTTAGATGAACCGGTTTTACCGGAAGAAGAAGCACTTATTTCCCTAGAAGATCAAATCTTATCACGTATAGATAACGAAGCGGAAGAATTAGCACCTTCCCCTACTACCTTTAATAGTAATTTTGCAGATGATATACCGGAAAGCGTCAGAGATAAAATCGCTGCCTACTTAGAAGAGGTAACGGTAAAAGATACAAAAAACCGTGCGCCCTGGCTTGATATAATTGAAAAAGCTAAAACCTTACTTGGCTTTAAAATTGAGGAAATACAAGAGCCGGGTAATGTAAATACGCGTAAATCTAATGCAATCGGTAATGCCGCACAAGTTAAAACTTACGATACTACCTTCTCAAGCAGTGTCTTGAGATTATGGGCAACGCTTCGCTCCGAGTTACTCCCCTCAACCGGTCCTGTAGGATTTAGGACTGATGTTAGTGTGAGCGAAGATTACGAATTAAAAGGTGAGATGGTCAGGGATGCTTTAAATGAGTACTTAACAGTAGAAGATAAGGGCTTTTATCCAGACTACGATCGGTTCTTGTTATATTTGATTTTATATGGGTGTGTATTTAGGAAAATCTACTACGACCCGATTACAGGTAAGCCATTGAGCCGGTTTATCATGCCAGAGGACTTTTTATTTGATAATAACTGCTCAAGTATTACCGAATCAAATCGCCTGACTCATATTAGATACCTCTCTAAAAGAGAAATACTTTTTAACATGCAGAGCGGGATATTCTCAAAAGTTGATCTTGATTACCTAGATAGCGTAGGAAGCAGCGATGGGGAAGAAGCAACAGACGACTCTAAAGCAAAACAAGTAGACCCCACAAATTCCCGTTTTCCTTTTTATGAGACGCACGAATATCTGGTTTTGAATGATTTTTTTGACAATAACAATGCATCTGAAGACTATAGTATCCCACTACCTTACGTTATTACCAGATGCGGCAACAGTAATCAGATCGTATCACTTACGCCAAACTGGGATGAAAATGATCCAACCAAAACAAGGATTAACTGCTTTATTCATTATAATTTATTTCCTGGGTTTGATGTTTTTGGACTGGGGCTTGCTCAAATACTTGGCTCTAATTCAAAGAGCTTAACTTCAATGCAGCAAATGGCGATTGACGCGGCTATTTTCCAGAATTTCCCGGGAGGGATGAAGGCTAAGGGAATAAAAACTACTAATAATGATTTGAATATATTACCCGGTCAATTCGTAACTGTTGAAACAGGGAATTTGTCGCTTCGTGATTCAATCATGCCACTTCCTTATAATGGACCATCGCCAGCTTTACTTGAATATATTAACCGGATAACTGCCCAGACACAGGAATTAGCGTCCGCAACAGAGATGGGACTCACTGAAAATAATCAGAATACGCCTGTCGGTACTACGATTGCGTTGCTTGAAGTATCCAATCGGATGCAATCGGCAATAATGAGAACAGTCCATAGTAGCTTTAGCCAGGAGTTGCAGCTCTTTTATAAAATGTTCAACCTGCCATCACTACCTCTAGACAAAGAGAGTTTAAAAGTAATCCCTGTATCTGATCCATCGGTTGAATCTTCTACGCAGAGAATAATCAAGGCAGAGAGTATTTTAAAGTTAGCTAGCAGTAGCCCTGAGCTACATAACATGCGAGAAGTATATTTAAAAGTATATCAAGCCCTAGGGATTAAGGACATTGATAAGATATTGTTACCTGAAGCAGCACCGGAGCAGCAACAGGAGCAACCAATAGACCCAGCCCTACAGGTTCAGATTGCTGACATTGAGCAACGAAAACTTGAAGTAGAGTCAAAAGAACGGCTAGCTCATTTAAATATTGAAGCTGACGGCTACAAAACTCAGATGAATATTGAACTTGATAAGGAAAAACTAGAACAAGAGAAGTATTTAGCTGAGTTAAAAGTATCAGAACAACAACAACTTGCTGAGCAGAAATATCAAATTGAACTTTTAAAACTCCAGTTAAACGAGAAGGAAAAAGTAATAGATATACTAACCAAAGAGCAGGAAATAAACAGTAAAAACGAGCTTGAATTACTACGGCTTGAGTATAAAGCAAAAGAAGCTGAGTTAAAGGCACAAGTAGAAGCTCTAAGATCAGAAATTTCATCCATACCAAAAAAAGAGGAGGTAATTTATGGATAGGCAAAAAAGAGAGTTAGCTACTCGCCAAATGCAGGAAAGGGTTAAAGAACGAAGCGAAAGCTGCAATAAATATGCTGCCGGTGGCGCTGCTAAGATTAGAAAAGATGTAGCTACAAAAAGTGGAGCGGCAGTGAAACCTAGAAATATGGGGAGGAGCAGTAAATGATTGGCGTGAACCGAAATAACATTTATAGCCGAGGTTCTTTTACTTCGGGTTTTATAGGAAATATTGAGGCTGAGATTGATAGATACAGGCGTATTTTAAGTAATCCGGCATCAATTTCTACGCTAGAGGATTACAAATATCACGTGGGATTAATTGAAGGACTTGAGAGCTCCCTTGAACTCTTTAACAGGCACATAATAGAGGTAAATAACAATGATTAACCATGAAATAGCCAATTACAAGGCAGAAGATTTTAAAACTTTGGGAATTGATCTATCAATTTTTGATAAGAAAGCAATGATTGAAAGATTTCGGGAAGTATCGGTTACCGGAATTAATGTATTAATTCTTATTTACAAACCTCCGCTAGAGGAGGTTACAAGAGGAGGAATTATAAAACCACCGAGCGCCGTCCAAGATGATTTAGAATATAACTCAATGGTCGGGATGGTATTAAAGCTTGGCCCCGATAGTTATAAGGGCGATCAGTTTCCAAGCGGCCCTTACGTCAAAGCTGGAGACTGGGTTATATTCCCCCGTGGTTCATCGTTGCAGTCAAAATACGAGGGTGAGCCGATAATTATGGTAGAGGATTTTAAAATCAAACTGCTAGTCGATAATCCATCAAAAGTATCAAGGTAAGAATATGTTTAAAATAGATATTGAAAATACAAGCGACTTAAACGCTCCTATTCCACCTTTAAAAGAAGCAACTGAAAATAAAGATTCAAAGGAAGAAGCCAGCGAGGTAGAAGTAAGAACTAAAGACTTGGAGCAAGGGTCGCAGGGCTTAGAAGGCGAGGATGATAAAACCGATATTTCCGCAGATGTTTCCGAAAAAGAAGAAAAACCTGCTAAAACCTCTACGCCTGACAAAGATAAGGAAAAATACTGGTCTAAATTAAAAAAAGAACGGGAAGAAAAAGCAAAGCTTGCCGAGCAATTAGAGCAGTTACAGCAAGAAAAACTGCAAATGGAACAGATGCTCAGCCAAGCAATTAATACCGGTTCTACCCATTATAAGAACAATGTTGCCAGTGAACTTGAAATGGCTCAGGCACGGCTTCAATTAGCACTGGAAAACGGAGATGCTGCTGGAGTTAGCAGAGCTACTGCTGAGATTTCAAAGGCAACCCATGCCTTGAATGAGGCATCTAGAATCGCTAGTTTTCCTAAAGAAGAATACTCACAAGAGCATCTAAATCAGATTAGGGCAAGGGAATATGAAGATAGGTTATATAGCTGGCTTGAGAGTAATCCTGAAGTAGATAGGAACGCCCCTGAGTATGATGAGAAGCTAACGGCGTCAGTATTATCCTTTATTAAAAAGCTGGATCGTAAATACCAGACCGGAGGAAAGGAACATCTAATAGGCGGAAGCGGTTATTACGGCATGATTGATGAGTATATTGATAATTTAAAAATGCAGGATACTTCCTCAGCCATGATTCCCGCCAAACATTTTGGAGCAGTTCGCAGTCGCGCTCCACGAGAATCAATACCTGATCCAAAAACAAGGGAATTAAGCGAGAGAGAGAAAAAGGCAGCTCTTGCTTTTGGTATGTCTTACGAGAGGTATCTCGAGCTTCTAGATAAACGTAACAAAGAAATGAGGTCAAAAAATGGCAATTAAATATAAACAAGACAAAAATAATGAGTTTAAATCCATAGATAGAGATATCAGGGAGCATGAACTTGAAAACAATGATTTTGATTTAATGCTCACCGATTCAACATGTCCTTTCAAGTCTCTTATTGATGAGATAAAGGAGCCGGGTGAGGAATATTACTTTGCTTATAATAATCCTGAGCGCATTAACAGATTACTGGCAAAGAAGTGGTATATCGTATCTCCTGATAGGCTTAAAAACAAACGTACTTATAGAGGAAATTTAAGAGAGGAAAACGACTGCATTACTACTGGCGATACAATCCTTTTAGCTCGTGATGAACGTTACGGGCTTAAAGAGCAGCAATATTATGAACAAAAAGCCGTAAGGGTCATGCGGGATACGCTGCAAAAAGTACAGACCGATATCTACAATCCGGTCATGCCGTTTTCTGATAGAGCAATGTAGAAGAATATCATGTCATATTCTAAAATCATACTTAATAGCGATATTAAACTATCCTGGCCTTATCCCCGCACTGAAGGGGAGATTGCAAGCGATATTAATAATGTTATCTCCAGCAATGATATTTATACTATTACTCTTCCCCCAAGCAATACTGTAGAAACCGGTACTAGCTTGTTGTTTAATAATGTCGGACAAAAAGACTTTACCCTTTTATATAATGACGGAACGCCGCTAACTAACGTAATTATTCCCGGGGAGGTAATACAGATATATCTAACTGAGAATCTAACCAGTAAAGGAATATGGCAAGTAATACCTTTTGGGGGAGGTAGTAGCGGCATAGTAAGTTTTTCTACAGAAAGTCTGAATAACAGCTTGCTGATTACAAATTCAACTGTTACTCCTCCGACCGGTAACATTATTTTTAAGGTTGCCGACTCGTTGAATAATTTAAATAACCTGGCTACTCAGGTACAGAATGGATTTTTAGTAATAACCGGTAATACTCCGCTTTCATATGTTACCAGAAAAATAGGCGGTGGCTCTAATATAACCTTGCAAAGCGGTGATGGGGTTAGCGGCGATGTAATTATTAATTTAGCCGATTCTTTAGCTGGGTTATCCAGTATCAATGTAGGTAATCTCTTAATATCTGTAAATACGATTACCACGGCAAGCGGGAGTGAGGATATTAACCTCGCTACTGTAGATGACGGAGTAATCAATTTAAACAGTACTCAAATTGACAATATCGGTAATATGACAATACCGGGGAAGATTATAAATCCCGCTACTGCTAAGGCTTATTGTTTCTTTTACGATAATAATTCACCTACCAGTAATATCCAGATAGAGAGCAGCTTTAATATAGCATCGGTTAGCGGAGCAAACGGGTCTTATGTTGTGAAGTTTGCTACTCCTTTTCCTGACGGTAATTATGCTGTATTAACAACACTTAGCAGAGGAGCGGAAGTAGTAGCACCGTTTCAGGTGTTCTTTAGGTCTAGATCTGCTACTGAATTTATTATTTTTACAACCGACACACTCGGTAATTTGCTTCCCGTACTTGATGGCGTATCCGTAGTGGTATTTGGTAATTAAAGGGGATAAAACTTGATAGAAAGAATATGCAAGAGAATAAAGAATTAAAAATATATGATTATACAGTTATAGGAATGTTTTTAAATCCTGAAGGGTTTTTTGCCGTTAAGGTAAGCCTAGACAAAAATAATAAACATAAAGTAATTTTAAAATTTGCTAACAAACTCATAGAAGATTTATTTAAAAATGTGATTTCCGAAGAAGAAATAGAAAACAAACTAAATGCTCTTTTAATGGTAAATAGCAAATTTCTTTTTATTAGATTGGTTAGATTGGCACTTGGCAGTGAAAGAATCAAAACGCAATTAAGAGCAAATCAGACAGGTATATTTATACTGACTGGCGAAAAATGGCAAAAAATAATGGATAGGATAGAACAAGAAGAGCTTGAAGTAATACTTGCTCAAGGGCTTGAAGATATCTGAACAACCCTAAATAGTAGTACAATTTGCAAAAGTGGTAACCTTTTTGCTATAATATAATTAGGTAGAAAAAAAGTCATGACTAGACTTAAAAAGGTTCCCGTCATTGCTAGACGTAAAAAGGCGTAGTTTGTAGCTAAATCTTTTTCTTAAAAAGCTACCTCTGTCATCGCAAGACACAAAAAGGCTAGTTTTGAAACTTATCTAGAATCAAAGTTTATCGTCATAACTAGACGTTAAAAGGTCTCCTGAGCTTGAATTAGCTTATCTTTTTTAAATCTAAAATATTTATATTTTTTAATAATTAACAATATACGAGGAAATTATGTCTAATGGCATTAACGCTCCTTATGGATTGCAAATAGTTCAATCTCAAATAGGAAATGGCGGAACACAAAAATTAGGCCAATACTTTATTTATGCCTCTGCTGATGGTCAAACTACTTGGAACACTAGTATCTTTCAAGGTGATATGGTTAAATATTATCCAGCAAGAACTGCTGCTACATGGGATGCTCAATTAGGTACTATAGTACCAGCATTAACTCCACAAGCTGGGGCTGCGGCAAACACAATAGTAGGAGTACCTGTAGGAATTTTTATAGGTTGTGAATTTACAGATGCTTTAACTGGCTATCAAGTAAATTCTGATTATTGGCCAGCAAGCAGACAAGTTAAAGCAGGTACAAAAATCATTGCTTGGGTTAATGATGATCCAGAAGTAGTATTTAAAACTCAGATTTCTACTTCAACGAATAACACTCCTGCAGCTACTCAAAACAACATTGCTCCATCTATATTTCAAAATATTTTTTCTGGTCAAAATGCCAAATTACAAGTAGGAGGAGTAGCTTTTACTGCCCCTGCGGCGGCAATTCCTACCAATAATCCAGCAACAGGTAATACTACAACTGGACAGTCTGCTTATTACTTAGATGGTAGTTCAATAACTTTGGCTGTTGGAAATGCTGGTAATCCAACATTTGAAATAAAAATTATTGGATTAGTTCCAGAATTACAGACAAATGCAAATCCTGCGGGATTAGTACAAGGTATAAATATGCCTTTTATTGATGTGTTATGTAAATTTAACGTGCATATCCATGGGTCTACAGGTACTCCAGGTGTATTCTTCACTAACTAGGATTAGGATTATGTCCATAATAAGGGGTCTAGTGGAAGAACACCCAAAAGTGTCGTTTTATTTTTTATTCCCATCAATCCCAGTATTTTAGTACATTACCTCAACTAATTTTATCTCAACCATTACTTAAACTTCCTATTTTTACATTT